ACGCAGGGAAAGCAATTCTCTATCCCAAACCTCTTCGGTCAGCCATTCACCTTTGTTTGACATTGTCAGCAATTGCGTGCTGGCTCCACTCCACACCTTTGACCAAACAACAGCAACAGAAGGTTGCCTCGAAGCTCCGCCAGTTCTTTGAAATGGTCCACCAAAATCAAGGCGGTATCTAAAAAAAATGAGATGCGAAGCATACGGGAAAATTTCCGTGTGCCAGTATCCATTTGAGGTGTATGCAGGGATCAGCATTACAATTCTGTGGGCGTCTCCCTCAATTACTGATTCACGGGCTTTCGTTATCCAATGTTTCAGCGTGGTTTTGTCTGCTTGCTTCACATACGGTGGGTTGCACCAAGCGGTGCCATTCCACTCCATTAGCAAGGCATTGTCGTCAATAGTGTAGTATTTGTCAACGAGATGATTCTCATCACTTGCTGCAAGGTCTACTTCAAAAGGTCCGAATCTATCTTCAAGAGCATTAAACACTTCATTCGGTGTCCAAAAGTCATTCTTCTGGCTGAATGGGTGTCGATTGTTTTTATTCCAATTTTGCCAATCTCTTTTTTCTTCGTCTTCCATGTTCAGTTTCTATGCGGGCTGTGCAGCCGTACTATGGTCCTTACTTCTTCTTCTGAAAAGTAAATTCCGTTTATTGTGTATCCGGTTATTTTGGCGTTGCAGTCTGCTTCCATTAGATTGTCGTCTGCATCGGGCGCAGGAACAAATTCAAAATATTCGCTAAAGTGGACCCGTCCGAATTCTGCAATTGCAGAAGAACGATGTGTTGCTGACTCATCCATAAGTTCGGGGTCTGCATCTTTCATTTTTTTAGCTAATTTTTTTAGATTCTTTTTTGTCAACTTTATCGTCATGTTCAGTCAAATTCCAATATTGTCTTGCATTTCGGGCAAGACCACTTCCCGTCATCAAGTGGTTCAAACCATTTAGCCCGCTTACAACCGGGGCAATCATAGGGAAGTTTCCCATTGATGATTTTGTTCATGATTGTTTTTCTCGGATGTCCGTCGCTCCATTTTACCATGTTCAGTTTATCTCATCGTTTGTGTTCGTCGGGAAACAAAGATAGTATTCATCCCACAGCGTTCCCATGTGTAGGCTGCGTATTCGTTTCGGAAATCCATTGAGACGCTTGATAATACATCAAACGCCATTTCTGTAGCAATTTCCATGTCTTCATTGTCCGCTTGGTGCATTCTGCTTAACGCTGTGTAGAGCAATTTCGCATCACCCTCCCAGTCTCGTTCCGACTCTACAATATCTTCGAGTGTCGGGCGATCTACTGGTTGCCTTTCGTCTATTGTCAAATCGTTTTGAACAAGTAAGGCATCTGCCAATCTGTTCATCGCTTTCGTCATATCAGGAATGGTTCTCATTGAGAAATCCCTTCCTGCTCTTGTATTCAGCCAATTATCCATGTTCAGTTTCCAGCGATATCTTCAATCACTTTCTGCGCTTTTCCAATCTTTTGCAACCAGTTGGTGAATAGTCCTCGACCATCCGCTGCACAATATTGAAACATTGTCAAAAATCTGTCATCGTTTTTGAACCATCTTTGATACTGCTCTTGCATCCACTTATCCGGCCATGCTTCCATCATACTTCCCAAGTTCAATAAATCTTCAACCTGTTCTTCGTCGTATCGGCAATTCGGATGGTGATTTGCATAGAAATCAATAAATCCATCTGTTCCATTATTCATGTTCCATGTTTCCATTAAGAACACCATGTCGGCTATCGTTTTTCCATCTATCATGTTCAGTTTTCCAATAAATCCAATGCGGATTTTAGCACCAGGATACCTTGTTCGTGAGGCAAGTCTTCAATCTGTGCGAAGATTGCATCTTGAACAAATCCAATGCACCCGTGGTCATTTTCTCCTTTCCCATCCATCCACTCGCATTCTTCACGAACACAGCAGGTTTTTTTCCCTTCGTCGAGGGTCTTGCCTTCGATATTCATTGTGGTTTCAAAGAATCCTGTTATCAAAGTCCACGAATCGAAGATTTCCGTTCGTGTGGCCTTCCATTCTTCTTCATTATTGAAGCAAGCCTCTAACGCAGCATCAATCGTGGCGGCAATACATCCTAATGCCTCCTTCAGCAATGTATGTGAATCCTTTGGCATCACAAATACTTCTATTCCTTCATTCAATTTTCCAATGTCACTCATGTTCAGTATCTTCGTGCATTTTCGGCACTTCGCCTCATATACATCTCAATCGCTTCATCGATTTCTTGTCGGTGGTTTCGGATGAAGGTGGAGATCCCAACCCTCGGTCTTTGAGAAGTGAACCATCCATACATTCCTTGATCATTCATTACCCACATCTTTCTCTCTCCGTCATTTCTCATCAAGTGATGTCTAAATTCCATGTTCAGTTATTCTGTTGTATTTTTGTAGGTTGGAATCACCTCGATTTCACCTACGCCTTCACATATTTCGCATTCGAAGTATTCGTTTGATAGCGAAAGTCCTCCATTCATTTCCAGCCCTCCTGTTCCCATACAGGCTTCGCAGGGCACGCTGCTCTTTTCATCTTGTGACATGTTCAGTTATCATCTCTTGGGCCGTCGTTGCGGCCAAAGCCAAATTCTTCATCTTCGGATGGGTTGTAAGCATCGCCGGTCCACGGCTCTTCCTCGTCGTATGATTCGGGGTTGTGCAGTTTGTTATGTGCGTGCCATGCTTCTAAATCGGCATCGGTCATGCACCCGTCACAAGTCATCCCTACTTCTGGAACAAGGTAGTCTTCTGTTGCGTCCTTACCGCACTTTACGCACGGGTATGTTTCATCGCCACCTTCAATGACCCAGGCACCAATGCCATTGCCATTTATGTCTTGAATCAGTCCGCCTTGCGAACCATTGCTCATTGCTTCCGTGATTTCATTCAATATTCTCTTTGTCTCTGGCAATGGGGTTTCATCGAACGCCGCATTGTCTATCTGGTAAATTATTCTAATTTCAGCCATGTTCAGTTTATACATCGTAAAAGACACCGTCTTTCTCATAGGAAAGTGCAATCTTCACATCCATGTAAGTTCCATCGGGGACATTCTCCATCCTCTCCATGAACCACTTGATGATTTCTTCTTTTCTTTTCGTATCGTCCCAATCGGGCTCTACTGGGGTCTCATCTATGGGCCTTCCCTCTCTTTCTGCACGAAGCAAAGACTCCATTTCCTCGCCGTCAAGCAAGATGTAGTCCTTTCCTTCAACTAAATCCTCGAATTTATTTGGTTCTTCCATGTTCAGTTTCATCCGTCAACTGCGGACCGGCGACCATCAAGGTCTCGGTGATAACTCTCAGGACCTCCGATTAGGCCCATTGGTTCAGCATAAGCGTGATCTGTCCCCCAAATCAGCATATAGCATGTGTAGCAATCCAGTTGCCATGGCAGGACTTCGAGAAGCCAACCGCCAGAGATCAATGTTTCAAAATCTTTGCCGAAAAATCTGCTCCATTCCCAGTCTCGGAAATGAATATCTCCGCAGACATCCCAAACATTCGGTTCTTCCCATTCAAGCCATTTTGTCAAAGTGTCCATGTTCAGTTATAATTCGGTTCTTTTTCCGTTCTTGAGGAAATCAATGATGAGGGAATTCACATATTCTGCTCGTCCCCATCCTTCTGCCAATTCTCCAACAGGGCCACCTTCGCCCAATCCGGCTACTGCATCCATGTATTCGCTAACGGTCCAATCTTCGCTTAGGTATTCAAAAAACAATTCTTCATCAAAATTCAATTTGGTTATCAAATCATTCATTCTAATCGTCCAACTCTCTTCGGCTTCTTTAGTCATGTTCAGTTTTGTTTGCACCACGGGCACCTGAAACTGTCTTCAACAGTTATCCAAAGGTATCCCTTTTCATCTCTCCATCCTTCTTGCTCTTCTGACAATTTGAATTGCATATCTTTTCCACATTCCGGGCATTCCATGTTCAGTTCTCGTCAAGCGTTGCTATGTGAACAATAAGATCCATAGCATCCAACGGTGGATTCGACCATCTTTCCTCGTCATAACCCCACATATCGTCTTCTTCATCGTAAATGATTAACTCCTTGGCGGATTTTATCAACTCGCCAAGAGTCTTCATTTGACCCTTTTCTTTTTCCACAATATCTTTCAAATCGTCAATAGAGAAGAAACCTTCCTCTGCTCCATCGATTATGGTTTGCAAATCATCAATAATTGTCATGTTCAGTCTTCATTACGAATCAATTTTCGTTCGTATTTCTCATTGATGAAATCATCCAATTGCCAGCCAAGCAAATTCTCGTCTGTTTGCACAAACAAGAACCCAAGTTCAGCCGTCTTGATGATTCTTCCTTCTCTTTTCCCCATATCGTAGTCTTCTCGGTCTGGTATGCAAGCCAGCTCATTGAATACCCCGTGCGAGGTGTAAGCCGTCTGCTCATATCCAAGTTCCTTTGCGAAGATTTCAGCTTTCTCCCAGTCCTCTGCTTCGAACGGGAGGCTGTGAATCTTCTTCACTCCTTTTAGATCAACACTTGTCGTCATGTTCAGTTGTTATCCCACTCGCTCACCAGCTTATTCAAATCCGGTGCATTGGGGATGTCGTCAGGATGGACCACTTTCAGATGATCCATTGTTGCTCCAAGCATGAAGCCCAATTCATTCAGCATCGTTGAATATGTTTGGTCCATTACATCTATTCTTTCAATCATTTTTCTCACCTTGTAAACTATCCATGTCAATACAAGGAGACTCACTACGGTCAACACCAAAATGTCTTCTTCCATGTTCAGTATCCATCTATGCTTTCTATTTCATTTCTTACCAATTCAAGCTGGAAGAAGCAGGTTGAACAAGCTAATTTTGTAACCATTCGCAGAGTGTAGGGGTCTTGTCCTTTCCATTCATACAATTCGCCTGCACCCTCGCATCCTTCTCTTTCTCCATGCAATTCGCATTTCCCATTTCCGAGACCCTTTGCCAAGTAAGGTGGATCGCCAATAAATATCGCAGTCCTTCCATTTTGCCAATTGTCTCGTAAAATCGAGCCCGAGTCAAGCCCCCTCTTCCATTGAGATTTGGGGCAACCTGGACTGCAATCTACATCGTCGCACAATTCACATTCAGTCATGTTCAGATTCTTATTTCTCTCATTAGATTATGGCAACCCGTAACCGCACAATTTATGCTTCGAATTGTGTAAGTTTCGCCATTTTCATCTTCTTCCGTTTCATCGTGTATGTTTGCAACCCACTGAGCCCCGTGCGTAGCACAAATCAAGGGCTGCCATAATTTTTGACACTCGTATGTTTTCATGTTCAGTTTTTGCTCATTTCCCATATTGTTACTTCATATCCGCCAGTAAGCATTGATTCTTGGAATACCATTCCACACTTTGTAAATTCTGTGTTCTTTGCCAGAACATTCCCCAATTGCTGAGATGTTGTCCCATGCTTTGTAGTATCGTTGATGTGCGTCAATATCCTCGTAAAAGATGCTTTACCTTCTTTTTCCAAATATGCTGCGATTAAACTTCTAATCCGTTTTGTCTTAGCCATGTTCAGTCTCTTCTTGCCTCGGCCAATTCTCGCTGGGTCAATTCGTGATCCATCGTTGCCTTTTCATATTCGTCGTAGATAATTTGAACATTGTCGATATCTGCACTGCAGCATATCGACAATGCAAAAAAATACATCCCGTTTGGATTTCGCTTATCAGCTTGATTTCCGTAGACACCCCATACATTCCAAGAAAGGAGAGTGCTGTGCCATCCGGCATGCGCATACCGTTTTATTGGCTTATGGCATTTTGAGCATCTTGGCCTTTCATAACAGATTGGGCCAATACCCCTTAGTTGGGATTTGATGTCCTGCAACGGACGCTGGCAGGATTTACATTCTGTTTTCAATAATCCCATGTTCAGTCTTCGTCTACCTCTTCCTCGTTTGCAAGTGTTTCTTGCCCGAGGAGGGTTCCTATCTTTTCAAATGCTTTGGCCGTATCAGCAACAAATTCCTTGTGCATCCGCGTGTCAAACATATCATGCCACTCATCCATGTTGTTTCGGAATCTGATGTTGTATTCCAACCATCGAATTCTATTGAATTGAGTTTCTATCTTTTCGAGTTTTTCCCTCAATCGCACTGCTGCGTCTAAGATCATTGTACGCGGCCTTCTTGGACCGCTTTCATATCCATGAATGCCCAGTTTCCTGGACGATTCGATGAATTGTTTGTATGACTTTGTGGATTCACTCAATGCTTCAATCAATTCCTTACCCTTTTCTGGGTCATCGTGAATTTTGATCGCTGCGTGTAGCCCTACACTTCCATCTGTATGTGGTATCAATCGGAATGGTCTTGACAATAAAAACATTGCAACCTCCGCAGGCATTCTCTGTACCCATGTAATTCCACAGTAAAAGTTGTATTTGTGAGCGAAGTAATCCGCAGGTTCGTCTGTGACTCCCCAATACGGCGGCCCTCTCTCACTCTCAATCATAGCATGACTCCATGGCCACTCGGCTACTTTGTACTTCCACAGATTCCCACTGTAGATGCCCATTGTAATCGTGGATATGGTGCTTCCATCTTTCATTTCTGTCTTTTCGCCTCTACCGCCAGCTTCACCTTGAATTAAAATCTCGGTGTCTTTGCAGTATATGACCTCGCCATTTTCGTCGTAGTATTCGCTCTTATCGAACTCATCTTCTTTTACGATTTCTGCCATGTTCAGTTTAACCATTCTCCATCATCACCTATATGTTCCTTCAATATATCCGCAACGCACCATTTACAAAATGGCTTTTTTCGTACAACGATGAGGACTTTTCTTTCGTGGTCGCATGCAAAGCATTCTTTTTCCATGTTCAGTTATTGTCCCAACAATGGGCCTCTATATTCATCAATTTCCATCCGGCACTTTGACAATGCCAAAGTTTACCGTTTATCTCCACGATGTCTCCAACGGACATCGAAGTATGATGGACATTGTGTTCTTTCATCCATTCCTGCCCAATTCTCGGATTATCTGGTTCGAGCAGCTTAGGCGTTTCTCCATCCTCATAGCAGTCAATCCTGTGAGGATATTCAATGGCAAGAGGATTCGTTTCGTAGGAATTCATCCTTCTAAATATGTTTTCCATGAGGTTTCCAAAGCGTTCAACCGAACCGTATTCGATGTCTTTCGCCATGTCGTCGCCATACTCAAGATTTATTCCATCTTCGGCCAAGTTCTCATATACCCAATCGGGAAGAACCTTCCAGTTCTCCCGTAATTCTTTCACATTTGGGAGAGTGTCTCCGAATTTGAACTTCGGAGGAAACTCATCCTCTACACAATACATGATCCGTACAATCAATTTGTTGTCCATGTTCAGTTCAGTCGCATTTAGGGCGTGGAACCAACGGTTCGGTCTTTTTCGGTCAAGTATGACCGGACTTCATTCAACCCTGCTAAAGCAACTCTTTCAAGTTCTCCGTCCTCACCCCATATCATGTAGTAGGTGTGATTGTGAGGGTGGTCCTCTTTCAGTATCAATTTTCCACCCCACTTGTATTCACCATCTCTGATTTTCTCAAGTTTCATGTTCAGTTTCTTCCAAGTCTCATTGATGAAGCCAGAATTTTGTGTACTTGCTCCTCCGTGTATCCTTGTTCTTCGTTCCATCGTGCGGCGGTTTTCTCTGCTCGTTCTCGAGCGGAGGTGTAATCAATCGTCCCGTCTTCTTTCCTGTGGTTTTCAAAATGGCATAGATACCAAGGTGCTTGGTATTCATCTTGCCCGGTCATCGGAATGTATCCTGGTGTGTCTTCTTTGACTGTACACCAGATGAAGCCGTTTTCGTCGGTCAAATCTCCATTCCATGCAATCGCTCGCTTTCCGTGTAGTTCCATGTTCAGTTTCCTCGCTTCGCACACAGCGAGTGTATGCTTTCTACTGTCGTCTCTTTAATGGCAAAACAACGAATGATTGCTTTGCTTCCAGGCGACTTTGGTATGCGTATGATGTTTTCTTCGTGGTCATATAATGCCTCATGCCACATGTCTGCTTGTATGTTTGCCATGTCCTCTTTCATTACTCGTACTTCGTTGCTGTAGGCCCACACCATCAAGCGCAGGTCTTTATCGCTAAGATTCATCAGCCGGTCATCATTTGGTCCACTGGGGTATCCCCTGTGGTATCCGTTTTCATCTACCATTTTATGCAGTTTGTCCATAGTTTCACTATTGTCCATGTTCAGTTTTCGTGTTCCTCTTCAAGTCGCTCTTTAATTGTCAAGCGGTTTGTCTTTTCATCAATCTTAACATCGAATACGCCGTAGTAGCCTGCGACTTCGCAGTAGTTGTAATCCCTTTCGGAGACCATGCTGTTCGGCATCAATCGTTGCTGTAAGTAATTCCATGCATCTGTTTGCAGTTCGGTAAACCAATCTTCAACTTCTTCGTCTTCCAATTTTCGCCCGTTTGTCTGCAGATTCAGCATCACAATTGTTCGCTTCACCTTTTCCATTCCATCTCGATGCCATCTATGTTCACTATGGATCGGGATGAATTTTCTGAAGTAGCCCTGCTTGAAGTTCGCAATTCTTTCGAAGCCAAATTTGTAGCCCATCTTGTAAACGAATTCTTCCGTCGACCAGTTGCCCCAATTTGTACTCCATTCTTTTTTCTCAAGGTTTTCCAAGAAGTCAATGTCAAGAAGTCTTTCCCAACATTCTAATTTGCCCTCACCAATACCCCCAGTTCCCCCAGGTCCGTGAGTTTTCAACTCTTCCCAGGCTTGTGGATCTAAGATTTTGAATATCTCGAATCTTGCTTGGGCTTCTTCCGGTGTAACCACCCAAGGGGCGGTGTAGCCTTTCTCTCCTGCTCCGATGTGGCCTACGCCGGTGGCTCCAGATAAAAATCCTAAGCCAAGTCCAGCGACCACATCCATCTCTTGTTCCGTGAAAGTTCCGTCATCGTTACTTTTACTTCCTCTAAGTCCATAATGTAATGTTCCCATGTTCAGTTACTTCTTGGACAATTCATATGATGATTGCATGGTTTTACCCATTTCATTTCACAGCCCCTACAATAATACCACTCACCTTGTTCATGTGAATTAACAGAACGCACTAAGTATTGGTCTGTATGTTTATCATACTTCGCTTTTATCATCATTCTTCCTTCTCTTTCTGCTGATTTTTCCATGTTCAGTTTTTCAGGTAACTTACATCATACCCGTTTTCTTCAAGTTTGTCTGCGATGTAGTCGGGCAAGCTGAATATGCCATCGTAATCACACAGCCTCTTGCCTTCAAACAATAGTTCTCCACTGGCATAATGCTCGCCACCAGAGATTTCCCACCATCCTTTCTCTTTCTCATCGTTCACTTTAACGGTCACATTGAATTTTACATTTTCATGCGCATCTCCAACCCAACCGAAAGAATTCTCGTATCGAATTGTTCTTGTCACTTCGAATTTTGCTTCCATGTTCAGTTTAGTTCCGGCAACCGCACAGCAATTTCTCTATGCACCAGCAACAATCAATCTCTCTCGTAAGCGAAACTCCTTTGCCGCATGCTGCGCACACCTCTTTTACCAGATATTGTTTTTCTATCAGTCGATTCCAAGCCTTCCATTTTCTAAAACCCGTAATTACCCTATGAAGTTCGTGCCCATCCTCGCACCTCTTTACATCAAATATTTCCATGTTCAGTTTTTGCGTGAAAATTCAAGAATTCGGTCAATCAACCACTTCTTGTTCTTCTTCGTATTTTCGAAAATGGGCTTATTTGCCATCGGACCTCGATTCGGATACGGTATTTGATGCTTGATGATGTACTGATCCATCAGTTGTTTCTTAGTCAGACCCTCAAGGTCACACCAAGAGAGAGGTAGTTCTTTTCTCAACTCTTGCACCGCTGCTAATTTCATCACTGTTTCGTAAAGTCTTTCACTTTTTTCCATGTTCAGTTCATTGAGTTCGCAAGAATACTAATTCCTTGCCTTCGTGAAGGTAAATCGGTGAAGCTTCACCAATTTCCAACTTCAACACCTCTTCTTTGTATTTCTCATCAATCATGTTCTCATTCATCAAGACACCCTTCGGTTCGTTAGTAGGGAATGGTCCTTCAATCATCATCCATCGTGCGTTTTTCGCCATGTTCAGTTATATCAGTAATCTTCGGTTCTTGGTGCGAGGAAAAATTTGCTTTTTATCTCCACACCTCCGATTTCGTTTACTTTTCTTGCTAACAACGGATAATTCTCTCCTAATTCAAGAGTTATTGTGTCAACATTCTTCCATTCTTTCGCAATACCAGCCAAATAAGTAAGGCTGTAGTTGCTGTGTACGGACTCGGTTTTGTCCTTGATTTTGCCAGCGCCACTAATTGTCGTAACAACTCGGCTTGTGGTGCCATTCACAGAAAGTTCCAAATTATCTTTCGTAATCATTACTCTTGCCAAATCCCCAATCCGTCTCTGCCTTTGAATCCCCAACGCAAATTGTTGACCTGTGACGCTAATCGACGCATTCAATTCCATTTCAGGTAGTGTGGGTGGCGATAGAGTCGAAAGGTCGAGGCCTCTCCACGAAAACTTGGTTCCGTCTTGAAGATCTACATACATAATCTCTCCATCGCAGTTCATTGTAACCATACTGGTTTCCTTTGCGTTCATTTTCGTGTGGCCCGTCAGGGACTCTCTCAATCTACGCAATTCCATTCCGTAGGAAAGCCCAATGGGTTTTCCTCCTCCAAGCGTAACGGAACTCATGCTAACATGAGATGGATCAACCACATTTACTGTGATTCCATTCTCCAATAGCTCAAATTTTGCGTCACAATCGAGGTTGTTCACTTCTTTTACAAATGTCATTAGGGCTTTCCCCGACACTTCATAAGTCCATTCTACAGATGTATCATTTTCCATGTTCAGTATTTTTCCATTATCCAAAATCGTTCTTTGATGTTCATTACATCACCATCTCTCAAGATTTCAACATGAGAAGCAATCATCGCTTTCTCATCACCCGGGCATATTATTGCTATCTCATTTACATCATCGTGTTCGACATTCTCTCCCTTACCAGGCCAATCAAATGTCGTCAAACAAAACCTACATTTTAATCTGTATCGCTTTCCCATGTTCAGTCAATCTATTACGCCTTCGCACCCTTAAGCTAATTGTTCAGTTATAATCGTCAAACTCGAATATCTCAATATCCATCTTGAGGATACTTTTTTCAATCAAAGTCAAACTTTCTTTTATGATTCTTTTCAACGCAGACTTCACATGATTTTGAGCCATTATGTCATACCCCTCATTATTGTAAGGGTCGCCTTCGTTGTTTACGAGGACCGACATCAGGTTCCTTTCATTACCAGTATCATCGTCCCACCATTCCATATACTCTGTGTCACGGTTGGCTTGTTCTTGACTCTCCAAAGTTTTCTGTAGGTCCCCGGAGAATTTTCGCCATAGGCCAATCTTGATGCTTTGCGTGATAATCGAGTCTTCGGTTTCCGACCTATATTTTTCAATAGGCCCTTCCCATGCGTCTTTGCTTGCATCCCTCGTCATTTCAAGTTCTGCCCAGATTGCTGTCAGGTCACTTGAGAATGAAAATAAAGATGCCATTCTTAATTCTTCTTGGTCTTCCATCGAGAGGTCGTCCCAAGAGTGTTCCATCCAAATGTAATCTCTGTTTAACCATCTGTACGGATTTTCATACCAGTCTTTTTCCCATTCTTCAATGGGTAATTCAGCTTCCAAGAAATCGGAGGTGTCATGGATCGCCATGTCTCGTGCGTATCTTTCATGTTCCGCCCATTCAATCATTTGTGCTTTATGTGATTCTTGCCAACGATCTCCAATTATGATGTCCATCATATCATCTGATACTTTTAACACGACATTCGTTGACTCTATTTTTCTTTTCAAAAAAGAAAAGTGTGGGTTTTCTTTCCAAAAACGATTTTTATCGCCTTCAATCCAATTCCCAAATTCATTTGTAGGATACCAATCATCTGTCCCATATTCGTACATATTTTTCTCCCAAAGTAACTCTTCCTCTTCGTAGCCATCATCGATGAACATCGTGCCTGTGTTAAACACAGTCTCTTTCACGAGTCTGACCATTTCATTTTTCATTTCCCATGCCTTCGCTTTGAGAGACATGAGTTCGATTCGCTTTGAGTTCCACATCAATAGTGGCTCCCAAGTTTCTTCAAAATCAGTTAATGCTTCGCTTTTCTTTCCCATCATATTAGGGGGTAGTTCCGGCAATATATTTTCCGGGATTTGTGTCTTTCTCCCATACAGGACAATTTCACAGCTACCCATTACATGAGTCGTCACTATCTGATCAACCATCCAAGCGTAAAAATCCCTTGGACCCTTCCACTCTGAGTTGATTTTATCTTCGACATCCAAACCGCCTGTAGCGTAACCGCTGTTGTAGGTAGCGGGAAAAATGTCTTGGGCGTTGATTGCGATTACAAAATCGCAACTTTCCCCCCCTGGCAAACGCTGATTGAACAGCTCATAATCGAGTTTCTCGACGCCAGTTGCGAGTGTAATTAAGATTGGAAGAGTTCCTTTGGCCTTTTGCTTATTCCAGCATTCTGGCCCGAAACCCCTCTTTAGCGAAACTTCATCATTCAGTTTCTTTCCACAATTCTTACATTGTTTTTTCATGTTCAGTTGCAATACGGGCATTCTGTGATACATTCACCGTTCATCATTGGCCCGTATTTCTCGTCGTAAATAAATTTCTTTCCGTAGATAACGGTTCCAAGTGGATATTGTCCACAAATGTTGTTTTTGTCCACTACAGTATATCCTGCAGGGAATGTTGCCGCCCACCGTGCGTTTCCTTTGCATTTCCCCGTAGGATCGTTGCATTCCCAAATCGGTGCAAAGCACTTACCATCGGTCCATCTCTCTGTGTACAAAGTAAAATTCTTAGTCCACGGTCTAATCTCCTCAATTCTTTTTTGAATTCGCTTCATCAAAACCATGTTCAGTTCGCTCTCGCAAAATTAGCGAGTTCTCCTGGCACGCTTGCATGTTTTACTGCACTTGCGGCCATCTTCAATATCTTCAAGTTTTGATGGTCTGTCCATCCACTTGACCTCCATCGTTTCTCAAGCATTTTCACCAGCCCATCGGGGTCGTCCTCAAATGTCGAAATTACTTTCGCATCTTTGTCCAATTCCCAAAGGTTGTGATAACAACGCATTTCAGTCCCTATTGTCCCGTCTGCGCTGAAAGCTTTCGTTAGATTGTCAACAGTCATTCCGTGAAACGGATAATCGTCTTCACTCAATCGTTGTTTCAAAAAGTCTTGAAACAGGGGGCGCTCGATGTTTCTTTGTTTCGTTCCACATTTGATAAAACGCCCGTGTTCTGTATCGTAAATTTGCCTCATCATCCCATTTAGCCGCCAGCTACTCGCATCAACGGCTTTCGCACCCAACAAGGCTGCGATAGGTGCTGCGTTCATTCCACCAGCGCCAAGCAAGAAAAGCGGATTGTCTCCGATTTCCTTGACACACTCGATGTTTCGTGCCCACAGTTTCCCTCTCGGAATTTTCTTTGTTGTCTTTTTTCCTCTTTGTTTGCCTTCACCGACACGATCCATGACTCGAGTTTGGCCTTGCGCAAGGTTTGAACCCAGGCACACCATTTCTTTGTCATTGAGGCCATACATGACCAAGTGTTCTTTCACCTCTTCAGGAGTTTGTCCGTGTAGCACAGGAACCGTTTGAGAGATTGATTCCCTCATTCGGTCAAACCAATCGACAGTTTGTTGCTGTCTCTCTTTGATTACAGACGCTTCGAGTGCGATACCTGTTGGAATCGGCACATCCGCCGTGATGATGATGTCATTATTTCCAAAACCAACTCTATGGTGGTCGTGAATCAGACGGTCTACATCAAAACCAACGGCCTTTTCTGGATTCATAAGGAATTGAAATCCCCCTGAGTCCTTTGCCACTTTGGTTTTGCGTTTGAATGTCTTTTGGTGCCACATGTCCGGCAACCCTTCTTTGAGTGTCACCAGTATTGTGTCGGTAAGATTGGCGATATTCACCGTTCTTTGGGCAATCATATCTGCATTGTCACTTGCATAATTTTCCATGTTCAGTTTGTTGGCCGGTCAATCACAGCGAGGTCATACACTTCTGGAAATCCTCTTACGATGTATTCATTCATCTCAAGAAGCACCAGTTTAGTGAATGTCCACACTATCTCTATCGGTTCGGCTCCTTCGTCAATAACTGCCGTTGTTTTGATGAATGCCTTATGGATTGCATCGTTTGACAGGTCAAGTGGAGTTTTCAGCGTCCATCTTTCGGGGCCATTGAATCCAATTCTGGAACCGATGGGCTGACTAAAATCTAAATTCAATATATTCAATATGTCATTCATGTTCAGTTATCTTCATCTAATTTGAATCGCTTTTCAATCTCTTTGAAAGCGTCGTTGATTTTACGCTCTGCATATTCAATCGCCTTATTGAGAGCCTCTCGGTTGTCGTAACCCTTGTCCTTTCCACCATTCTTTGCATACGCTTGGTAGAATACACACTGTTCATTGAGAGGTAGGTCAGTCATAGGTTCACTAATCCATTTCCACCTGTCTTCAGCAAACAGTATCATTTGATCTTCACCCAAGAAGAGAGCCCATCTCATCCATTCTCTATTTTCCTTCGTCATTCTCATGTTCAGTTCTTAGCACCATACAGCTGTTTGCCGTAGGTCATGCCTTCGACGCTTCCCTCATTGAAAAATTTCAATTGTTCGATTTGTGAAAAACCCACACCGAGTTCCAGAGTGTATTCTTCACCGTAGCAGTAGTCCTTTGCAAAACTCCAATTTGTCGTGATGTGGGTGTAATCGACAACCCGCATGCTGCCCCCTGCATCTACTATCAAGATAGGCTCGCCTTCTTGAATTGGTTCAAGAGTCCAAAATGGCTTTGACCACGGACAAATCGTTGAATGTGAATGCTGCCCAAGGATTCCACCTGGGTGCTGCTTATCTCCCCTCCGCAAAAGGAAGACCATTTGCCCCTTCTTTGAGCAATCCGCAAAGGTTTGCTCTTTCTCACCATCATGGTCGAATTCGATCCATTCTCTGTTTTCTTTCGTCATTCTCATGTTCAGTCACTTGCACTTGCATCTATGCACCTTTTGATAGGGCAGCAGGCCCCTCCGTCTTTTCTGTTGTTGTGTAGTCCTTCCCACAATCTCAAACTGTATCCACATGTCGCACACTCTTTCATCACTCTAATCAGCCACCGCACCCCTAAGCGATTTTGAGGGATGAAATCATAAACGGTTGGCGTTGATGTTTGGTGTTAGGTGGACAGAAGGAGTATCGGGGTCTGCACTTTTGCGTGTGTCGACCTCCCCGAACGCCCCTCCTTCTGCCCACTTAACGGTACGGAGTGTATGCCTTTTGGATCTTACCCTCTTTTCACCGAGGCCTAAATTTGAGGGCAGACTGATTCTAAATCAGCCTGCCCTGTTCAGTCTTTATTTGGAGCGCCGCCGTGTTCAACATATTCTTGAATCGACCATCTCCTTGTCTTACCATCTTTGTCACGGAACTTCAACTGAATCAGTTGAGCCCTACCTTGCTGTTGGTTTTTCTTCTTGTCAGCAGCACAAGCAGGGTGATCGCAATCACCTTCAACATACGGTCGCTTGTGATATCCAAGTCCATCTGGACCTTTGAGACCTTGGCAACCGCCTTTTTTGTTGACGGGCATGCCTGCTGCATGCCATCGCTTGTGTTTGTCTGTTTCTGTGAATTTCTTCTCAATAGCGAGAGCTTCTTCAAGACCCACGCCATTTGCTTCAATCAACCGGTCGATTTCCCAACCCTTGAGATAAGGACACCACATGCAAGAGGATTTCTCCACCATACTGCCGTCCCCCTTGTAATCCCATTGAAGCACTTTGAGCATCTCAATACAATCCTCACGGTTCATATCAAGTTCAATGAGCGGGTATCGGAATTCGTGACCAGTCAATTTGTTTTCACCCGCCTTCTTATTCATCGTGAATCTTTCCGAGCGGTATTTCTCATTTGCTTCGATTCCGAGCGACCATACTTTTGTCGCCTCTTTTCCGAAGGTTTCGTCAGCCCACTTTCTTTGCGGGGTTCCTTTGAATTTTTCAGAGCATACATGGTTGTGACCTGGAAGAGTTGGTAAAACACCAGTCTTCGTTAGCCACTCATAAATCGTGAAAGGTTCCACGGTATGTGTGTATTGCTCTTGTTCTTCCTTTTCCATTTGCCTCCATTCGGTGACAAATATCCTTTCATTTGTTTCGTCGTGCCGGTAAAATCCCTGCGTGTGCATCACACGCTGGAACTTCAATCCTGCATTCCCACAAATCTCTTCTGCATAATCCAAGTTCTCGTAGGTCTGTGGCCATTCACTTCCGGGATCAGCGAAAACAACCCATTCGTATTCAGGTATGCTTTCACGCAGTTTCTCAACCGTAATCCCAAGATGTTCCGCCGCTAATTCGGGACATAGATTCATTGCCAAAAGACAAGACGAATCCACGCCACCTCCTAACGAGAGCATTTCAATAATACTATCAGTCATGTTCAGTCCTCCCAATACTTGTGAAATTGATGGATGAATGTTCTTGCTTCCTCAACATCTCTACATCCTTTTGCTCCCATTTCACACATCATCTCGGGCCAATAATGCAACCCTGCTATTTCATCGTGTTCTTTGAATTCCTCTCCTAATTGAGTCAATGCTGACACAATTCCGTTTTCATTCAATTCTTTTAGCGCTCTTTGTTTACATTTTTCAATATGTTCTGCTAAATCAGTCATGTTCAGTCTTGGCATTCTCCACATATTGTTTCATCATTCAGGTCAGTGTAATGTCCGAGAGTTAAGTTCTCACAGTCTTCGACAGCGCACTCAACATCCTCAAACAAAGAGTGTTCTCCATCAGGACAAAGCGCATTTGCATTGTGCAATGCTTCATCTATTTGCACCCCATTCATTCTAAATTGTCCGTTCTTGTATATTGTCATGGAATGTATTCCATTACTGCCTTCAAATGTTTTTAGGATTTGTTCATCACAATTCCCTTTTCTAAGTGTTTCAATTGCTTCTTCCTTACTTTTGAAGGATATCGAAACTCTGTAAAAATAGCCGCTATGTGTTTCCGTAATCCACCATTCTTCATCATCTACTTGAGTCAATTCTCTTCCCATGTTCAGTTTTTCCAATGCAGACCACGAAATCTGTCGTGGTTCATCTGCTCATTAAGTGAAGCCAGCATTTTCTTTTTCACTTGCGGTTTGTCTTTGAAATTTTTATCGATCCAGTCAATCCCTTCTTGATATATCTCTTCTATGATTTTTGTGTAATCACTCACGAATATCGGTCCTCTACCATCACTGGCATTACTGTCCAAATAGTATGGGAGCCATGCTCCACCACTGCCGCCTGAGTCTTTATATCCGTATTCGTGCCCCTGACTCATCATTCCGTTGGAATACAAAATCAGATTTCGATGTAGGTGACATTTGGATGTTTTGTGCTTTAAGAAAAACACAGTCCATTCTGTCGCCTCACTTGCACCAATCATTGATACAGCCGGCATTCCACAGTCTGCCAAATCTTGAAATTGTCTCTCGTGAGCGACGATGGTTGATAGCCACAAATCATGTTTTTTACAATGATTTGGAAGCACATTTCGATTGTAATCTCTGCTCCATAGGTCTTCACCATTCATCACTCTAAAATCGACTTCAGTGTGACCTTGTTTCCAAGCTTCTAACATTGGCTTTGCTTCTTCTTCTCTTTCTTCTACCTTTCGCATCACTCTATCGAATAGATGCGTACTGTTTTGCATAATTGCCATGTTCAGTTTTTACATAATCCACAAATGCAACCCTTGTCCGTTCCGAGCGACAATTTCTTGACGCTGCACTTGATGAACCAATGGTGTCGTATCTTTTCTCCCCACTCGATTATCGCAGCAATGTGTTGCTTCCGCTTACCAGAAGCCCAGTATCGTGCGTATTGGGTCTTGTGTCCATTCAATTCTCTTCCCATGTTCAGTTTATCTTCTTGCAAACAAGTTCGGTAACTCTTGAGTCAGCATCCTTTTGCATGACATCTCAGGTAATTCGCTGTCAATATCAATGATTTCAAGGTCCATTACCCATTCTTCATACATCAACCACCGTGCGAATACCTTTGCATCATCATCAAATGGATCAATCCAGCACCTTCGTTTGCCTGTTCTTGAATCCGTAAATACAATTGCTTTTTTGGGCTTTTTTGCCATGTTCAGTTCATTCTTCCTCTTCATCGGGTTTCTCAGGGTCATCTGCATCATCGAACCTATCACGGTTCCATGAAAGCACTGCCCCCAGTCCCAACGAATCTCTTTGGTCGGGTTGCCCCAAATCATCACAGCCGTTTTCTTTCAGTATCTCAAACAGCTTTCTTTCACTTCTTGGTGTTCCATCATAACTTATCGCAAATCCCTTGTGGTAAAATCGTCCATTGTATTTACCCATGTAATGTGCGTAATCGTCTCCGTAGCCTAAAATTTCGGCGGCTATCTTCAAATCATTAGTCGTTGCCATGTTCAGTTTCCACACGCCTTTGCAAGCATCGCACCATCCAGTTCGATAGAAATAGAATTCCTATTTGTCTGGAGTGCTGCTGCTGCAGTTGAGCCTGAGCCAGCAAAAGGATCTAACACTACATCACCTAAATCTGTGCTGAACTCGATAATGTCAGCAATCAAACCTACAGGCTTCTGCGTTTGGTGAATCTTTTTGCTACTATGCTCCCTTTGGTGCTTTCTCACATCTGTTATCTTCAAGCTAAGCGGGAATCTCCTCTTTCCTTTAGAGAAAAAGTGAATCAATTCGTGTTGACAGCGTCCGGTATAACCCATCCCTAACAGCACTTTGTCCCATACCCATGTCGCTTGAAATCTCCAACCTGCCTTTCGTGCAAGTAGAACTTGATTGTGATTGTAATCTACCGTGTCCGCTTTTGCTGCGGGCATGAATGAGAACATGTGTCCTCCTGGCTTCATTACCCGATACAGATCTTTCAAGAATGCCTCATCAAGATCCCAAGTTTGGAATCCCCAGCCCCCATCGAGGTTTCGCTGACGCGTACTTCCGACAGTCATTTGCTTGTCGAGAGCGCTATACGGCGAATCCATAATGATTGCATCAATGCTTTCATCTTCAAGGGTTTGGACAATCTTCCGAGCATCCCCTTCAAGGAATACTGCGGTGATTTCACCATCTGTAGCAATGTAAATGCCACGCCCCAGTCTTTTGAAACAAGAACCAAGGTTCTCGTTCAAGCGACCACGAATCGTTGTTTCTTTTTCATTTGAGAATTCCTCATAGATTTCAAACAAAGTTGATTTGTTCTCTTTCAGATATTCCCATAGTCTCAATTTTAACGACTTATTCATGTTCAGTATCTATCGGAAAATGTCCAAGGGAAAAGTCCGCCTTCTCCAACCACATTTCTCATGTGAGGATCATCTGCAGACCTTTTCTTTTGTCTTCCGCTGTAATCAGTTTCCGTATCATCTTCTCTTGCGAGCCATTCTTCAACGCTCGGCTCTACCAATCCGAATTTGTGCCCGTATGCAATCAAAATAGAATTGATTACGGTCATGTATTCTTGATAATTGGCTTTCACTTCCTTTGAGTTCACCTTTTTCGTGTAGTCACGAATCTCAGTTACCATTTCGAAGTATTCCTCAATGTCAAATTCCATAAATTCAATGAAATCATTCATTGTTTTTTTCCGGTTTAACAGCTTTTCAGCATCCCGTATTGTCGCTTCATGCTTTGCACCAACCGTGTTGATGTAAGATGGTTGGTCTGCGAGACTACTCAAAGTCGCCCAGCGTCTTTCCATCCAAACTCGAGGAACTCTCAATCCCGGTAACGAAATGCTAATGGTTTTGACTTTCTCATTTTGTTTGTCTTTCATCCTGTTGATGATTTCATTCGATTCATCCTTGTAAGGCATGTTCAGTTTGTCGGATAATATTTCTCATACATTGCATATATTGGAATGAATACCACAGTGGAATAAACCACAAAAGGCCCAATCTCCGTCCAAAACGGAGCGCCTGTTGATAATGCCCACATATATGCAAATGGTTGGAACGCTATTGTTCCGAATATCGGTCTCAATATATCTTTCTTATTCATGTTCAGTCTTCATATGGTTCATACGCAATTTTCATCTTGTAGATCTGGATGAACCCCGTTTTCTCGAATACCTGGACTCTGAAGTGTTCGTCATGCCAGTTTCCTGACTCTTTCCACTCCAGGATACCAAAAATTTCGTATCCTTTCTGTCCGCAAAGGTAAATCGCCTCGGTCAAGTCCGAGAACATTCCTTCGTGGTGTTCTCGTTCTATTTTTACTGGCTTGATATGAATCGGAGATACTGTGTCCCAGTGATCCATTCCTATTTCCCAGTTTGAATTCGCCGGCCCCCCAAGATATACCGTGAGTTTGGCCCCTAATTTCTTGTATTCGTCTTGAGTGATAGCAGAACCATCTGCCTTAACCACCCACATTCTCTGTTTTTCTTCGTTTACAGTCAATACCATGTTCAGTTTCTGCCTATCGTTTCGCCTTTTTGAATCATCAAGCGAATTTTGGCTCCATTTTCAGAATCAACAGTCCCGCATTGGTTTGGACACACATCACATGTAGTGTCGCAAGCAATAACGAACGGTTTCCATTCCGAGTATTTGTCAAAGCCATCGGCTGCCAGCAAAGGACCTGCAGTTTTCTTGCGTCCTGCGCCACCAGTTGTGTATGACTTTGTTCTATTCATGTTCTCATGATTGAGGTATTCCCATCGGGGGTCGCTCTTACCTTCAAATTTCCACGGGGTTTCCAATATACGGAATCCCTGTTTTACTGCAAATTTCTTGAAGAATGTTTGGGTGTGCCCAAGCAAAGCGCCTTCTTCGTGGTCCATGTTAAAGTCCGCAGAACAGATTCTCATGTAAACGGAATCTGATTCCTTGGCTTTACTCGGCCTCGTCATTTTATCAAATGCAACAAGCGCACTCATGATGTTCCTAACACGGTTTCCGTCTGGCCTGCGTGCAACCTTCAAATCCGGAGCCCATTCGTAGCCCGGTATCAAGCTGAAATGCAGAATAGCGCCAGCAAGGGCCATCCTCATCAAGTGTTCATCCGTAGGGATGTTCCAGAACTTGCTGATAATCACAGTTCTTATTCCGACTCGGCCTGCGGCTTCTGTAAGCCGAACGGCATTGTCCCAATCGAGCGATGGATCACCCATCACACCGTTGCGGACCCAGTCAAGAAACGGTTCTTTTCGCACCATCTCCAACAGGTCGTGCTGTACCATCTCGTGACACACGCATTGCGACTCTGGTTGGTCAAATCTTCTCCGACCCTGGAATACACCCATGGAGCGTGCAGCATAACAGCCATAACAGCCGCCGCTACACCCTCTCGTCGTATCTGTGACATTGTCACTTGTCTTGTTGTTACCTCCGATTCTCGCAAAGACCACATCAAAGTTAGCCTTCGGGATTATCTCTCCATTTTTGCCTATTGATTCTTTGCGAATCGGCTCATTTCTAATCACTGGTAATCTTAGTGTCATGTTCAGTTTTCAACTATTAGACAACCCGCCTTGTAGTGCGATTACCATAATCTCGTCATCGGCGTCCAGCGAGCCCCATAATTCCTCTTTTTTCAAGAGTTTCTTAAGCTTGTTTTCCAGTTTGGTTATTTCTTTCCCTTGAGCCTCAAGTTTCTTTTCATTGACGACGACATCCCAATTCTTGCCATCAAACGATACTTTGGTGGCACACATGTCCTCAATCAAAGCATTTCCCTCGCTAAGATGATTAAGATCGTCGGGACTAATTCCAAATTCTATTTGGACTTCGCTCATATGTTTATTCAAGGCAAGTAAATTATTCAATTCCTCACTCCTGTCTTGAATCACTGCGCCGTCTCCGTCTAATCCGAGGAATCTGTTTTTTCGAATTTCTTCTCTCATTTCTCGTGCTTTTTGCACTCTATTTCTAAATTTTCTATCAGTCATGTTCAGTTATCTTCGGCTGCTTTTCCATTGGACAGCAGCACTCCACCATAGGAATGCGGATAATATTCCGCCATGTCCATGATAAGACCGTCCCGAATTTTCAAATCTGAATCCTCGGAACACCATCTGCCGTGTTGGGTCGCTTCTCCTGCCCAAAACGGAAGGCTATGGTCGAGGTATCCCTCGTAATCATGGCTCCATTCATCGGCAGGTTCCCAATCATCATGGTAGGCCTTAGACAATCCTTTCATCAGATACGGCAACAAGCAGTATTCGAATACTCGTCTCCCATATTCGCTATCCCACACCAGTTCACCTGCTCTTACAATGTTTGTTTCGTAAAAATGTTCGTAAGATTCACTCCAATCATAATGTTGCGGACCTCCGATGAAAGCCTTTGAACCATCATTTAGGGGGTCTTGCGTGATGTCACTGAGGTAAGCCCATTTAGTCTGTAGCATCTCCTCCAATTGTGTTCTATGATTTCGCATCACTCTGCAGAACAAAGTGTGCCCAAATCGTAGGTCAGCTTGCTCAATCATCTGCTGAACAAGTTCAATCTCCTCTTCATCGAGGGATTTTTCTTCAAGCCGGTGTTGCATCAAGCCGCATCCCATACATTGAGGGATCTTACTCGAGTCAATTCCGTATATTTCTGTCGCCCATTCCTTAAGGTCCATGCCTATCGGATAGGGTCCGTTATAGAATCCTCTGTTCATCAAGTATCCCAAATCGGAATCTATGTGAACAAGTTCAACTTTCGTAGTCGTATTGGGGTCACACATAACTGCAACCCTTCTTCTCCATTTTGCCACTTCATCTGCAACTGCGGGCATAGCTTCTCCTTCATATCTTGATAAATTGGAGTCAATACAAATGATTCCATCCTCGGATTTGAAGTAAGTCTCCCAACCTTGCCATTCCTCGCTTTGCACACCGAATCCATCAGTGTCAGCGAAAATAAGTATGTCAACTGAATCTCCAAAATGCTTGAAAGCATCATGCAAATCATTTGCTTCATGGGATCTTGCGTGATACCCGTGTTCACTTCTGTTTAACAAAGCGACATTGATGGTGTCGGGAAGTTTGGTTTTACACTCGGGTCCGATTCCTTTCCCTCGGTTTTTCTCGCCCAATCCCCTACGACACCATGCACAATGAGTTTTATTTTCCATTGTTGTCATGTTCAGTTCATTCTTCCTCGATTCTGTTTAACATCTCAAGGATTTGTTCTTTTTGAATAGTCTCATTTATCTGCGGCGGTGCCCAAGTGTCATCCACTGCGGCCCAAACGATTGCCTCCCTTTGTGAACGCACTCGACGCTTTCTCCCAGTATTTTTCACGGCACCAATGGCCACCAAGGCTACTCTGGCAGGCCTCCATCGATTTCCGATGTCCCTGCGGTCAATTTGATGCGCTCGAGCGTAAATGTCTTGCGCTTCTTCATCTGTAAGTCCTTCCCCTTTAGCAATTATCTGGTATGCATCGTGAAGGTTTTGCGTCCATCTCTTCGAATTCGGAATTGCTGCTCGAGATGTTTCGACATCATGAGTCCTTGCCTGCACATTCGGCATAAGCCGGTCAAGTGCTGGATTCGTTGAACCCGTAATCAAAAAATCAATCAGCAATCCCAAGCCTCTGCGCTGCTTTCCTCCAATTTGTTCTTGGTCAATTTGCCGCAATGCTTGTAATTCTTCTTCTGTGATTTTAAGAGTGATCTCACTCCCGTAAACGGGGTCTGCTCTCAATCTAAATATTCTTCCATCATGGTATTGTGTTGGCATGTTCAGTTTCCCTTTCCCGTAACAGCCTCTCTTAGACTGCTCGCATGGTCATGTGTATATGCTGGAGGTTGAAAGTCGTTTACGCTGGTGTATCCATCAACTTTCATAAGATTCCACTCTTTTTCTCTCTCAGCCTCCGTTTCAAAATAAATTGTGTCAATTAAATCGAATTTGGGTATGAGGGGAATTTCATTTTCACCATGAAGATAACCCCACTCCATTTTATCAAATTTCAACACATTGATTACTTTTACTTCCGTTCCGTCTTGGTTCATTTCATTCCAGTAATTCTTTGCAATAATGAATTCCATGTTCAGTTTTTTGCGGGTAAAAGGCAACTACCTTTTACAGTGGCGACCACTCCTGTAATGAGAGATTCCACTAAATATTGCCCGCCGGATTGCTTTGACAGAACCTCTACAAATTCATTCATAGGAAATGGCCCATCGCCGCCGATTACTTTAGCCACTTCACCCACTTTGGGTTTCGGCGTTCCTCTTCGTAACGGGTTTGATACATTTCGTGGCATGTTAATCATTTTTAGGCTTGCTTGACAAGCCCTTCCCATTCAGGTATTTCGCAGTCGCCAAAACGACTGTCGGTTTCTCCCAATGCGGTTGCCAATGGTTTCCTCCAGAGATGCTTCCAATTGCAATCCCTATGATTTTACTGTCAATCTTTTCCTCGAGGAGATGGTGGCTATATCCTCCAATCCCGTTCCCGAGAAGTCCTTTGACTTCCTCTTCGTACTTCTTTATTTCGTCTTCAATTCTTTTTACTGCTCTGCTGGCTTCGGTCTTTTCCTTCTTCGATTCAAAGATCGCTCTTGCCAATACTTGCAGTCTCTTCGACTTATCAATATGTTGAATTGTCATGTTCAGTTTGTTTCGTTATCAAGCACTTCTTGTAATACACCCAAATGCGCCCATACCTTTTTTCCCATTTCCTCGTTTTCCCATTTCTCCATGACCTCATTAAGTTCAGCCCTTTGGTTTGTCGGGAATACCATCATGTTCGAAATAAATTGTGCTGCGGAGATCGCTTCAATCAATTCTTTCAATTCTTCTTTTTGAAGGATTATTCCTACATCAATATCGTTCTTAGACATGTTCAGTTCATTCCCATGCGCTATTTGGCACATCTCCAATTCTAACCAAGCACTTTGTACAGGTCTCAATGTATTGGAGAAGCCTACATGGCTTTCTTTCCTTTCCGTCACACAACTTGTTGGTGCAACCTCTAACTTCGATGCGAGTATAGTGCCCGATCGTAAGAAGTCCTTCTCTCCCTTCCATGGCAAGCACTAATTCTAACTCGTTTTCGGGGATATCATACAATCTAATCAGTTCTTCTAATTTCCACTCTTCGGGTTTTTGCTTCCCTCTTCGAATGACTTCGGCTATGAATTCTTCATCTGTTCGTTCGTCCGTCATGTTCAGTCTGTTTTCATTCTCCACAAAGCAACTCTAACTCGTCCCGTGTAGTTGTTGTAATTGTTGTAGTTTGTTGTCGTTCTGCGATTGAATCGCCTCGTTGATATGTCAATCATACCGATTTTTTCAACCTCTGGAATTCTTGACAGCAAGTTCCCCACTTGGTTCATCGTCGGCCCTTGCCTAAATTTGAGATTTAGAGCGTCGTGGACATCAATCGTGGTAAGTTCCTTACCCTCCAATATCGTTTTTATCGCGTTTCGGTTCCTCTTATTCTTGCTCATGTTCAGTTTCATAGAATTACGCACATTGATTTCCATCTCTTTGGATTGGCGTTTGCAATCAGCAGCGCCTTGTGTAATGTTCGCATACTCAGTTCTTCTCCTTCGAATTCGCTCGAACACAGCCAGTTGAGAACAGTCTGTTTCAACTTGGGGTCCATCGTTTTCGGCCCCATCGAAGGAGCAAGAAGTTTCATTCTTTCAATCATTTCATCTTGAGTCACAGTCAAGAATAACGGACCTCCCGACCTGTCTTGCATCGGTTTGTCGATTTTCTTGGCATCCTCGTTTGTGATGATGATTACTCCGCCCTTGTAGCGGACTTCTGAAGGATAAGTTCCTGCGGCTTTAGCCTCGGCAGGATCATCCTTGGTTTTGTTCGTTCGCCAACTGACCAATCTGCCTTCCTCTCCAGAAGTTGAATCAGTCATAGCTTTGATAATTTCTGTAAGGCGGTGTTCCTTACCCGCACTAAACATCGGGACATCGTCAAACACAAGAACAGGGATTTTCGGCTTGAATGCCTTGTTACCTTTGCTCTTTGCATCTTGGATTGCCTGCTCGGCCTTATCAGCCCATTTACAGATTATGCCATAGACACCGAATGCCGACACACCTGCTTTAATCATCAAGTAATCCTTTCCTTCAATCCACCCTTGTTTTTTGAACATCTCAAGCAGAATGTATGTCTTTCCAAGGCCAGGTCCACCCTGCACCATGAAGGAGGGGATTGTCCCTGCCAACACAGCAGCATAGAAGTCAATCAGCAGTTGCATCCTTTCATTGATGGGCAGTGCTGCTGCAATCTCCGCTTTGCTTTTCGTTTTCCTTGGTTTGCTCGTAGATCCAGTGGCTCTCATTTGCCCTTTCACTACAACCGTTTGCACGGGTATTTGGTTCGTTTCGGGCTGGTCAACGAATTCCACGGATTCCATCGTGGTTTCCACCACTGGAGTTTCCTCTTCGTCATCCCATGACCCGACTATTTCTGGTTCTTTCTTTTTCCAAAATCCCATGTTCAGTTTTCTTCTACATCCTCGTATTTGATTCCCCATTCTTGCAACACCTCGCCTTCTGAGCTGTCCCACCATTCGCATGCGACTTTTTGTGCAAATCTCGCACTTTCATCAAGCCAGTGTGTGTAAACGGTTTCTCCGGTCTTGAGAGTCCCGAGCAGCAAGAAAAGTGTATCCTTTTCTGGAATCAGTTTTTTCTTCTCTTGCGGAAGAGCGATGTATGTATGATCGTTGTAGAGGTCTTCTTTCAACCCCATGGTGTATCCATGACATTTTGCAATCGTGTTTGGTTCTACGATTCTGAAACCTCCCCATCCATTTGCAGCAGGTTTGAACCAACCGTCCAAACCATCGTCTCTACCGTCGACCATCATTGCATCGTTAAGATGCTTGTCCACCCTGTCTCCTACAGCGTCCATCAGCTTTGTCCAAGTGTATTCTTTCTCTGTCATGTTCAGTTCATTCAAGCGCCTTACACGCTGATTTGTAGATAGCTTGCTGGTCCTCAATTTCATTTACATCCACATCCATGTGGCTCATTTCCGATTTATGCAAAGCTTCTTTCAAAATATTGAGGAGAAGCGCCTCAAAGTCACTACGGATTGGGAACGCACCCTCAATCACCCTAATCGCTCTTGCGATTCCTATTGAAGACACAATCAAACGATTGCATGTTCTTTCGTGAACGCCTAAACTCATCAAATGTTCGCGCTTCAGGAGTGTTACTGTTTTCTCACCTTCTTCCATTTTTCTAATGCTCATGTTCAGTTTGGCAGGTTTCGATTCCTCCAGTGGAGGGATCTTCCCATCTCTTTTGCGCACTTTCTGTGAATCCATAACGATTTTTTTGAAGTAATCGCGTCATTTTTGTTGTTGAACTCAATCTGTATGCTTTGTGTAATTTTCTTTTCACACCAAATACACGATTGTTTCTTCGAAGTGCATTTTTTCAAGTTTATTCGCTGGTTTGTTTCAAAGTCTTCACGCCTCAATTCTTTACTGAGTCGAGCCATGCACTCTGCGTGTAACCACAGGTTTGTTGATTTGGCTTTCTTTGATTTGACAGCCTCAGTATGTGAGTTTGTCATAGACACTCCGATGCTTCCTTCAAACATGGGATGGCCACACAGCAAACAACTTTGTCGATTTGTCTTTGCGATTTTGTATTTCACGCAATTTTTTCCGTCAATCGGTTGATTAAATGCCATGTTCAGTTTTCGTATTTTTGTGTCAGTTCTAACTTGAGAACTTCGGTCGTATTCAATTCTTTGATTAGATTATCAAGAGCTTTACCAATTGCATCGTGGCGCAATAAGACCGCCTCTCTATCTGCTTTGGTTGCATTCCTTATCATCAATTTTGTAATCGCATTTCCAGCCTTTCGGGCATTGATAGTCTTGAGTTTCAATACGCCATCTCGGTTCAATTTTGTTCTGTTATCCATGTTCAGTTCAATTTTTCCCAACTCGCCACAATTCTTAGGGCTTCTGCTGGTTTTGCTTCTATCAAGATGAGGATCGCATCGAGCAATCCCCTCTTGGTCTGAACGCCTCCATTATCAACAAGTTCCTCAACCCCGTTAGCCAGGGCCAAGACAGAATTCTCGTTATTTGCAATAGCGTTCTTGTGTTTTTCAATCGCCGCCAAGGTCGCCCAAGGAACAGCGTCATGCGTATGAGCAATTACAGGAACCTTCGCTTCATGCGAATGCATGCAATTTTCATCATGCACATGTTCTTCGATTTCGCTCATAAATTCATCAACAGACGAATCGACATCCGCAGGTATCTCCGGATATTCAATGCCCGTTTCTTCTGCGAGGCCAATAACCAACTCTTCGTCAGGAATGGCTTCTTCTTCTGTTTGTTTCTCTTCTACCTTCTTTGCCAAAAGGTCGACTGCGTTCTGCGCAATTGCATTCTCTGTAATCGCATCTGCCAAGTCAATCTTCGAGTCATGCGGATAACTACGAACCTGGTGGTCGCTTTCATCGTGCATCAATTCTGAGAATATGGCTGCTTCAGCCCACTCCTCATTCTCAAAGAACTTGTCGTAAGCCTCTTTGTCGCCAAAACTCTCACCATCTACACACGGGATTGAATCCAGTATATCCGTTCCGAAGTATTCGGCCACAACCACCAACGCCATCGCTCGTAGTCGTTCTTCTTGCTCCTCCTTTTCAAGTGTCTCCAACTCGCTATTTGTGGGGACTTTGCTAAAGTGAGGAGTAGACAGCAACCAAATGCCGAATGACTCATCTCGAGTCTCTGCGGTGATTTCGTCTTCTATCGGATATCCTAAGTAACTCGATAGAAATTCCTCACAATAATTTATCCACAGCTTCAGAAAGTCAGAAGGTTTCAGTGTTCTTTTCTTTGTCACTTTTCTTTTTGCTCTCATGTTCAGTTGATCCAAAAGGTTCGTGTCCTCTTCAATTTCTCGCCTTTACCGTTTGTCAAAACAATCACCGTTTTCTGTTTGGCGATTATCTTCTTCTTCTTAGTAAGGCTGACATCCGAGATTTTCACGGATTCTACCTTCCAACTTCTTACGGTCTTTGTCAAGGGAGAATCCCTTAACAGATTATGCTCTTTCAATTTCTTTGTCGTGATGGAGTCACCCTTCTTCACGCCCTTTATCGGTTTTCTATTTGTAAGTCCCATGTTCAGTCAATTCTCGTATAGGTGGTTTTTCCGGACATGTTGATGTAGGTCCATGTTTGTCCTATTTCGAGATTCATAATTATGTTCCATCGTCTTTTCTTAGCCTTAACATCACTTTCTTTTGTGACCAAGGCTGGCTTTACGATTTTCTTCATTTCTTTGTGGGTATAGATGACCGGATTATCTATCCAGTCCTTCAATACCCTCCATCTTGCGTCTTTCAGATGTTTCATGTTCAGTTATCTTCATCATCTTCTCCCACGAGGGCGTTAAATGATGCCATTTCTATTGCTTTGCTCTTATTGAGTTCTTTTCTTGCGTAATACATTCTCCATCCTTGCTCGGATGGACCAAGGTAGAACCAATCCATATCAGGCTCAAGCGCCGGGATCAACCACTTCTTAACTTGGGCAACACCCATTCCATGATTGTATTCGTATCTCCCGCCATCCTTCATCTCCACCACACCGGGGAAACCTGGGTCTTCAAGTCTCACAACAGTTGAATTGTGTACGAGGCCTCCATCGCCCGTTCGGTAAACCGGGATTGTCTCGCCTACTTCGTATTCTTTCCCATCATAGGGATTCATCCATAGTATTCTGTCAGTCATGTTCAGATATTCTGTCGCCCGAATCGGCGTTTAGGTGGCGACTTATTCTCAATCGTGATGTATGTCTCATCCATCGTGATGTATGTCTCATCCCTTGGTCCCCTCAAACAATGGGTGCATTTTCCACCCATGTCTGTTGTGATACACTCACAATCAATTTCTTCTTCTAAATCGCTCAAGTAATACATCGTGTTATTCAAAATGATGTATTCAGCGGTTTTTGTTTCCATACGGGTTTCATGGCTTACATCGGTGTAAACTTCTATTTTCCCCTTCAATTCGCCATCGTAGTAAAGCAATACATATGGGCATTTAGTCTCCCATTCTTCATATGATACAAATAATGGCGATTCAAACCATGGTGTTTCCGTTTCTTCGTCAATAAGTTTGACATTGTCTCGTAATTCAATCCAATCCATGTTCAGTTACCCTCCTTTCACAGAGGCCAAAAAAAAGAACCAGTCTCGACACTCGAGACTGGTTCTAAGTTGTTTCCTGTGTTCACAGGTGGAGAATCCGCAATCAGGTCTACCTCCCTCCGCATGCAAGGCATATTCGGAATTCTCCGTTAAGTGGCGGGCGCACCAGGATTCGAACCCGGGTTTCCGGCTTAGAAGGCCGGAGTGATATCCATGCTACACTATGCGCCCATAGCTGTTCAGTTGTTAAGTGGAGAATGCCGCAATCAGGTCTACCTCCCTCCGATGCCGGGAAATTGCGGTCCCACTGCATATTCGGCATTCTCCGTTCAGTTGTTAAGTGGAAGAGGGTGATTGCAACAGTCGAGAAAACTTTTCGTCGCCCTCTTCCGTTCAGTTGTTAAGTGGAGAATGCCGCAATCAGGTCTACCTCCCTCCGATGCCGGGAAATTGCGGTCCCACTGCATATTCGGCATTCTCCGTTCAGTTGTTAAGTGGAGAATGCCGCAATCAGGTCTACCTCCCTCCGCCCATGAAGCCAGATTGGTCCCACTGCATATTCGGCATTCTCCGTTCAGTTGTTAAGTGGAAGAGGGTGATTGCAACAGCCGCGAAAACTTTTCGTCGCCCTCTTCCGTTCAGTTGTTCAGTTATCCTCTATCCGGGAATCCTGTGAAGGATCATCCGATTCAAGGTATCTAAACGGCCATGTGCCCTGCTAAGGCGACCTAACTCATTCGATATTCAGCGTTCACTTACGCTTGACTGACCTGTGAGGCCAGTAGCCGACAGCCAAGAGTGCGGTGCATGGTTTCCAATTCGGCTCTCGCCTTCATTTCCACAGGTGGTTCTTCACCCTTATGCGAACCCAGTTCGTGATTGCCATCACAATCTTTCCTCCGACTTATTCGCCTGTTATCCAATCTAAGCCCGCAGTGCGGGTCGTCGGTTGGCAGGTTTTCGGTAAGATTCTACACTCCACTGGCTATGTCAGCCATTGAATTTGTTTGTTAAGTTGAGTAGATGTTCTACTCCATTCGTTTATTCGTTTTGTAATTCTCTCGTTTTCTTCGTTCGTTTTGTAATTCTCTCGTTTTCTTCGTTGTTTTCTTCGTAATGAAAGTGGTGCCTGTTGCGGGCGGTGTCATTTTTCATACACTCGGCATCCCGCAACAGGCGGCTACACCGCCTGTAAGGGCGGCGGTCTTCATCCAAAATCTGCAGTCGTTCAAACCTTACTCGATGTGAGTTGGGTATGCTACAAGTTCAACAAATTCAATTTCGTCCGATCCCAACCGGTGTCCAGGTCTGCCTGTGTCCGCAGGCGTCGCTGGTCGTGAAATGAGTTGGGCACCAATGGTGAAGCCTTGCTTGGCATTCCACTGGTCCGCTTCAATCCACATCGGGAAGGTATCGGTGTCAAAATGTGCGTTCATGGTATTCAGCATCAATGCTTGCTCGGCGTCATCATCTGGATTGCCTGCAGTCCCGTAATTCAACACGGGGACATCGTCTCGAGACATCACTGGGATCAAGGTAGGGGCGTCGTAGTTGCCCAAACCAGTCAATCTGCGTAAGTCTTCGTCAAACAATCCGTTCAATTCGTCAGAAATTTCGTTGCCTTGGCATAAGAAGCATTCACAGGCGTTGCCGCAGGCACGAGGCCCAATTGCCCCTGCCTTCCAGCTAACCTTTGAATTCAGTAGACCACGCTCGGTCCAACCTTTGTCATTCTCCTTACTCCTACGAGGGACTGTTCTCACGCCATCCGCAAACTTGGGGTTCAGTTGGCCGAAGCCTTCACGAACCTTGTGTTCTGGGGTAGGTGTTGATGAGAACGGGCCAATCGACATGAGCATCTTCCAAAACATGCCCCTTTCGCTCCCCAAAAGTGCATCTCCAAGAGTCACTGTTGATTCGCGTCGTTGTCTGAGTTTGAGTTGCGTTGCAATTGTCCGATACTTTCCACCGCAGATGTCTGTATTGAATACATATTCCACGGTTTTTTGCGTTAGGACGAATGCTCCGCCTTTGCCTTTCTTGAAGAGTTCCTTCGCAGGTTGTTGGAAGTGCGCAATGACTTCCTTCTTCTTGCTTGACTTGTCTCCAAATTTGATACTGGAGGCCCCTCGGCCACCATTTCGCTTTTTCTCTCCAAGGACGGAGTCTCTCAGGAAGAAGGCTGCATCTCTACCGTTCGATTCACGGTCCCCGCCAAAGTGGTTAGGATATGTGTAAACAGTTTCAAGTTGGTCTTCTTTGAGTCCTTTGACTCGGAACCGGGTGTCTTCGTTAGCGTAGATGTATCCAACGACTCGGGTGTGCCTGTTCGGGGCTTTCCCTGATTCGATGTAGTAACCTACTGGGTGGCCGTGACCTTCCTTGACGAATCCCTTTTCAGGAGTAAACTTCAAGATGGTTTGAACGGCCAAAGCTGCATTCATATACAGCATCCGGTCTTTCTTTCCTTGGTTGTATTTTTGCGCGTCTTCCTCTGTTTCAAGGACTTTTCCACGCGGCGTTGTTGTTCTTGCTTTTTGCCCACTTCGGATTAACTCGTTGTAGGTAGCATGATTGATTCTGAGGAATGGCTGATGTCCATGGTTCCAATGTTTGTTGGTCCATCTCTTCTTAAAGCCTGTCTTTGAACTGCCAGTTGCAATTCGTTCTCCTCGAGCCCAATCTTGTATTTGGATCGTTATCTTGCCGGCTTCACAACCGACTTTGTAATAGCATTCATTGAAGTATTCGCTCCCTTCGACGGAACAAATGTACTTCGGTGCTGCCAAGATCCTATAGACTTGCCTCACGATGAAAGCTACAAACGGAACATCGTCCCAGTTTGGAGTTTCATCTGATGCAGATATTGGTTCGTCGGTGTCTGTTGACATTTTGCGCCGACTTTTTCTGCCGGCATGAAACTTGTTCACCATTGCTGATGTCAGTTTCACAAGTTTTTCAACCAGTTTGCTGTTGAATTGAATCTCAACAAGCGCACCCTTGGTTGTTTCAGACCCAACGCGGTTGGCTGGGTCATTCTTGATGTCAAGACGGAAAAACATTCCCATGGTTTCCGTCTTCATCAGTGTCAACATATTCACCATAACGGTCAATATTCGCACAAATAGGTGTGCGTCCTTTTCATTGCTTTTTATTGCGCCTTCAGCGCTCATTTTTCGGTTCATAATAAATTCCCCTGTTCAGTTAATCAATAGAACTCGCCTTGCGCTCGTTCTTTCGCTTTCTTGTCGGCAGTTGCTTGACTACCGTTCAGAATCAACACTCCATGTTTGTTCACAAATGTGTGATTTTGGTTCTTGCTAATTCCTTGTTTCATTTTCTTTCCTTTGTTTCCTCTGTTTTTTCGACTGTTAGGCCCCATCTTTCGAAGGGCTTGTCGTTCGAGGAATTCATCGTTACTCATGAAATTTTCAACTGTATCGGGATTGAGACACGGTGGTGTCTGTGGCCCGTTCCAGAGTAAATGCTCACCAAGACTCTTGGCTATTTTCTGGAGATATTCTGGTTGTCTCTCTAAAGGCAGTTTGCCTATAACAGTCTGACCAACCACTCGGCTCCAGGGCAAAGTGAAATTTTCATGCGACTTTCCAATGCGAACCTCGACCAAAACCTCTGACCGAAGTATTGCGATGTTCTTGTTTGCGATAAATGGTGTTATCCTCTTATCTACATTCTTTCGTCTGCTGCGTCCTCTAAAATTAGACATGTTCAGTTTCCTTCTGCAAGAAGACACCACTGGTATGCGATATCTCCCGCTGTTTTGAAATCGATTTCAATTTGCCATTTGCCATTCGGACAGGATACTGAGGTTGAGTTCAACCTTTTTTGTTCCATTCGTTTTTGGCAAATATTCCATAATCTATTCTGTTCTGCGCATTGGATTCTATCAAAACGCTTAGCAAACACCGAATCGATGTGCCAAGCAAGTTGATTATCCACTACTCCTACGGGTAATTTCATGGTCATGTAAAGTTCCCTATCTACACCTCAAGGGAGGCTTGCACTATTTTTTGCCGGAAGCACGGTCCGGTATGGGCAATCGCCCTCTTGTTGTCTTCGCTTCCCGCCGCCGAACATCAGTCTTGAGACGAAGAAACCCCACATGGGGTGAAAATGTTAAGATTTTCCCTATCTACACCTCAAGGGGGGCTTGCACTATTTTTTCTCCGGAAGCACGGTCCGGTTGGGCAAACGCCCTCTTGTTTCTTTCTCTTCTCGCCGCTTGCGATTTGCTTGCGTAGGCACTTTTCGAACCTGCTTGAGAGAAAGAACCCCCTACGGGGTGATGTTGTGGTGCTGTCGCACCCTGTCGCACGCTGACCAACCATCAGAATGGTGTGTCGCATTGTTGCACCTTTCGGTTGCTGTGTTAAGTTCTCTTTCGAGTTCAAAATCCCCATCTCGCATCATGGTTCACATCCGAAACATTCCGAATCGCCTTCATCCCGTAGGAATCGTCTTCATCAGAGCATTCACAGGTTAAGGGTCCTTACGGTCCAAGCGATTGCAATTTCGCAAGGAAAGGATCCCAAATCCTCCTGTTGTTTCTTTTGTTGGTTACTGATTCATTTTACGGTGCCCCCTTTCGGGGATTTCTTTCGCAGGCCGGCGTTCATTCCTGTCTTCTGCTGTTAGGCTGCCGGGTGTATCAGTGGTTTGCCTCCACCATCTCTGGTTTCGGCGGTTTTGCCTCCACCATCTCTGGTTTCAGCCGTCGCTTTCCATCGTTTCCCGTCGCATCCTTTCGGTGCGTATTCTACGGTTAGAGTGGTCAGCGTGAGTTGGGTGTTATCCCTCCTCATTCTATTGGGCTTTCGGGGGCTTAAGAGCGCCCCTAATTCCCGATTAGGTTAAGTTTGTTAAGTTGTTAAGTTGTTAAGTGTGACCCATTTATGGAGACAAGATGTAAGGAATTTCCTCAAGTGCAAGCACTTGTGTGATGACTCGAACATGCCTCAAGAGGTTTAGTTCGGAGTAACTCCCATCCTGTTACGACACACGCATTGCTGCAGTGTCGCTCATCAAATGTCTGTCGACAGTAAGCTCATCCGGAATTGACCGGAATCGCAACGGTATTTCTTTATTTTCTGTCCTCGTCCTGTCTCCAGGGTCACTTTACCGTATGCCCATACCGCTACCAAACGGCTTAGGGCTGCAAATCTTCTTCTCTTTCGAGTCCGCCTATCCATTCTGCATCTAACTAAGATGCCTGGGAGCGCTTGTCGTGGTTAGCAACCACGGCAGTATTCGATTTGCTGCATCAACTGGGTGCGAAGGCCGAAGCCTTTGGTATCGCAATTTCCTGTTGGTGTGCAGCCGGTGAACCATAATTCCAGTGATGATCCCCTGCTACGGGGTTTTCAAAGGTGGCTCGTGAGAGGTCGTAACCTCACCGGCTTTTGTTGTTAAGTTGTTTCATTCTTATGAGCCATTGGAGCCCTAAGCAACGGTCTGTTGCTCTTGTGGACTCTCTTTGCTCGCATCATTCTAATGTGCTACGGGGTGCTTAACCCCTGCCCTATTTCATAATGTTTAATGTTGTATCGTGCGTTTGTGCCATCGGCCTTCATAAATGAGGTCTTTGAGACGCAGGAGCTTGGTGGATCTCACCATGCCCTCATGTCCTGAAGCCAATTCTGTACTGAATCAGCATCCTGTTTACGCAGTGTTTAACATTGTATCGTGCATTTACGCCATCGGCCTTCATAACAGACCTCTGTTCGGCGCAAATGCTCGCCTGAAACACAGCTTTACGCTGTGCGGCTCGTAGATCATAGACTTACAAGCCTGTTTACGCAATAAATATAATTGCATCATGCAAATATGCCATCGGACTTGATAACCGGCCCCTGGATTCGTTCGTAAGCACGATCCGAGGGCAGCTTCAATTGCATGGCGGGCGTTCCTGCTACATTTGCAGCACCCTGTATTCGCAATTTGTATAATTGCATCATGCAAATATGCCATCGGTATTTATCATAATGGACCTCTTAGCATTAGCATGGCCGACTTATCCGAATACACTACTCTCGAAAAGAAAGCTTTTGACGGAGCTGAATGTCAATCGGGGTGGCCTGTAAATTGTGCGGTGCTGCACATAATGGCTGAACATGGAATGGTTTCCAACAAGGAAATCTCTGATGCAACTTTGAAATACAAATTTGATGAATTGATCCAAAAGGAAACTGTTTTATCAAAATCAGCAAAAAATGAAAACGCTGACTGGCAGATTGCATGCAAGCATTGTGGCTTGTCCCGCCCCTTGGACATCCTTGAGTCGAATAGTGAGTCATACGACAAAGAGACTGGCCTATCTGCACCGATGAACATGACCGTCTCCAAATCAGGGTCTCAGCGAAGAAAGGAGGATGCAAGAACGGAGATGGAAAGAGTCGCTGACGCATTTGGTTTTACATTGAGACGAATTGAAGAGGCCACTCGCTTATTCAATTTGTTTCACGAGTATGGAAGTGGTTCTGGCGGCAGAGGCCATAAGGTCACTGCTGTGGCCGCTTTGCGTGTCGCATCACTCAATGCAGGGATGCCCGTGCCGGTGGCAAAATTAGCGAAAGCTCACAGCGAAAAGCCATCTGTCAAAGTTGTAAATCGCTTTCTAAGTGATGCAAGGGCAAACAACCTATTCGATATCAATCGCCTTGATGCTGTCGAGATTGTATCACACCTCGCAAGTAAAATTGAGACTCCACCCGAGATGCTGAAAGAGGCATTAGAAATTGCAAAAGAGACAGTGCCTAACATTCGGGCAGTTGATCATGCCTGTGCTGCGTTGATGCTTGCTGCATCGAAGGAGGCAAAGACACGGCCAAGAAGATTCAGTGGGGCAGCCATAGCAAGAGTGGCGATGATAGACAGAAAGGGTGTTTACAGGGCGGCAGAGGCGCTTAGGAACTTAAACCGTCCACTGGTTCTGGTCAATCCTCAACAAGCTGAGAACAAGATGATTCCCTCAACTGTTGTCAAGCAGTTACGGCGGATTCGTCGTCAATAACTTCGCCATGCTTTTGCATTGTATGGAGAAGGTAATGAAACTCCCTCCTGGAGATTAAGTCTCCTGAAGGCTTGACTCGTACCCACGAATACTGCAAACCCCCATCTTCTGTCACCAAATGGGCGATTTCTTCACGGTCAAATCCATATTGTCGGCACATTTCCTCAACGGAGCCTCGTGTATCCGGAATGTACTGCCATTGATTTTTTGCAATTTTAGAAAATACTTTTTTATTCGAAGAAAGCACTCCAAGCAGGGTGCTTCTCCTTTCATCCACATTAGACATGATTGTTTTGAAGGCGAGGACATCTTCGCCTGTGCGGATAAACAACTTCTCTATCTGCTTCAATACTTTCAGTTTAGCCATTTAGAGTGCCTCCGAATCATCTTCCGGTTGCACTTCAAAATGTTCGAGTTGATCCAAGAGTCTTTTGATTACATCGCAAAATGATTCTCCAAAGACCCCTCGCTTTTTCAATCTGTCATGTGTTTCGGCGTCAACATGTATGCTTTTTCCTCGAGCCATTTTCCTCAAACCGTTCCATGTGTACCAACCGTATAAACCCTACATCGCTCATCATGTTCGGAAAGGGTATATGTGCTGTCTACAACTAAGCAGAACACATGGGAGACGAAATAGACACCGAATTGTACCTCGCAGTATCCAAGGCATCGAAGCAAGTAGATGCCCTGGACGATATGGAATTGTTCAAATTGATGGAGACAGCCGAAAGCATCAGACGACAATTGACCGGCGCAGATATTGATGCGGATCGCCTCGCATACCTCATTTTCCAACTTTCCATCGAGGCCAAAAAAACCAAGAAACCACAACATGACATGGCGTTTGCTTGAAAGGGCTGAGACGCATCAGCGATTCATGGATGGCGTTGTTCTAATTGGAAATCCTCCTTTTTTGCCCACCGGATATGGAAAGCAGCTCAAGTTCATGGGCGAATACCTATGCTCCAAGTACGAAGTCCTTCACATTTCAGATTTCGGATATGATTTGAATCAATTCGAATACAACAGCATCACCGTTGCCCCGGTTTGCCCATCGAAGGCAAAAAGGAAAGAAGGTTTGACAAATTCTCACATCAATGAAACCGTCAATCGGTGGCTATCTCAAAAGTCCATAGATCGATGGGTGATGATAGCTCTCGGAGATCTTCACAAATGGGGCGATTTGTTTGCAGAATTCCCTTCTGCAGTTATTGGTCCCGTAGACAGAGAAACATTGACTGAACGAGAAATAGAGACGCTCAGGCAATCAATTCCCGTCGCAATGTCAGTATTCGGGCAGAAGGTAATGGCAAGAAACGGATTGCAGGGTGCTTTCTATTTGCCCCATGTGGCCGAAAAGGTCTCCATTCCAAAGTCAAAGGCGGCGATTCGCTCTACACGGCATTGGCCTATCGAACCCGGACACTTCACGGCAGGATTATGGGGGGATTTTTCGAAGCGAAAGTCGCCGCATGAAATTCTTCAAGCGTGGGCTGAATTTTCGATGGGCAAGGATGATGTGAGACTGTGGATTCATCACTCCAATCATTTGCAAATGGAAGAACCTCAAGAAGCGGCTTGGTTCGAAGCTCATATCACCGATTCTAATGAGGCGTGGTCGGATTTACAACTTGCCACTAATTTGAAGGGACTTGACGCCCTTATCCATTGTTCCAATCAAGAGGGTTTTGGAGTTTTACAAATCGAAGCCCAAATGCAGAGAGTTCCGGTAATCAATACCAACTACGGCCCAATGCCTGAGTTGAATTTCCGGCAGGAGTTCATAGTCGGAGTCGAGGGATACAGAGAAGGTGAAGACTACGGCTTACCAAATGTGCCAGGCATTGTAGTACGCTTAGAAACATTGTACGATGAGTGGAAAAATGGACTTGATTCGGGAGCGAACTTGTCGCCCGTGGACAAGTACACTCCGAACAATATCTTTCCGGAATACCTTGATGGGTTGCTCGCATTTATGTTCAAGCACTACTATCCGCCATTAGTCAAGGTTAGACCAAAGAAACCACGCCATGTCGGTATTGTGTCCACGCATGGAGTAAATTGTGGTATTGCAACCTATACTCAAATGTTAGCGGAATCCTTGGTCGCTTTAGGTCACAAAGTCACTATCTTCGCAGAATCCACCAAAGAACACTCAATGAATTCGAAATCCACGATCAACGACATTACAATAATACATTGTTGGGATCGTAAGTGGCAATCTGGCGGTTCACTTTCAGCGGCCATTGAAAGTTCCAACCCCGATGTGGTCCATGTGCAACACGAAGCAACGATGCTTAGGCGATTCTCAGACTTGTATCCCACTCTAAGGAGCATGAACAGACATGTTGTAACAACGCTGCATACTCCAGACTTCAACAATGATTGCGTAAAGGAAGCAATATTGTTGTCTGATGGCATTTTTCTGCACAATGAAAGGCTTGCTAAAGAGCTTGCAGGAACTGTTACAGCACCAGTTGACTATATCCCCCATGGCGTGTTGCACATACCGCCTCATCCCGAATCTCGAAAAGAAATCGGGTTGCCAGCAGGAATACCCTTGCTGTTTCACTTTGGATTCCCATCCAAAGCAAAAGGCACCTTGTCTTTTTTGAAGGCTATTCAGAAGGCAAAGGAAAATACCCAATATTTTGAAGTGGCTATTTTTGCTGGAGAAAACGCATCGGGGCAAAATGAATACACCAAGGCATGCGAGTTGTTGGCTGAACAAATCGATGGCGTTTACTATTCAAAGGAATTTGTATCAGAAGAGAAATTAGATCTCTACCTCAATGCAAGCAGCATAGTGGCGTTCCCTTATTCTGGGCGTGATGTAAATTCAACATCAGGAGCCTTGATGCGAACACTTTCTGCAGGAAAACCCGTGATAGCCACAGACGAAGGGCGACTAAGGGACATAATCGGAGGCATACACGGCTGGAAGTGTTCTTCCGAGCCGGAATCCCTGTGTCAAACAATCATAGAGGCTATCCGTGTGTTTTCATCGGACAAGAAATATTACGAACATCTTTCCGCTAATGTCAAATCCTTGGCAGCAGACCGAGATTGGACAATTGTTGCAGGTCAACATTCAAAATCATACGAGAAGATATGTGCGGCGTGGGCTTTTCACCACCACTCGTATCTAATTCCGCAACCGAACGGGAACGCCCCATTACTTTCAATGCAAGACAAACCGACAAGCAACGACCAGGAGGAGGAATGATATGCTTAAAATTTCAGTAGTCGTTATTACTGCCAGAAAGGAGCCCGGTTTCGTTGAATTGGTAAAGTCCTTACAGGGGGCCAAGGACATTGAGTTGGTTTATGTCGACGCCTTGAAGGATTCTCGAAACGAACACTGGGAACAGGCAATGGCTCAGCTTGGAATAGACTTCATTCATTTGAAAGACACTGGGCATGGACCTTGCCCTGCTTCTGCAAGGAATATGGGGATTGCCGCTGCGTCAGGAGAATGGATTGTTTGCATAGACGATTTGACGACCATCGATGCCAAGGTCCTCAATATTCATTCCAAAGCGGGAGAACTCGGCTTTGATGCCGTGGCGGGTTCGTACACACTCAACGGTCGCCTCGCAGCACACTCGGACAGTCGATACGGAAATCCTAATGCAGCGAATGGCAAGTGGATTGCATCGCACTATTACGGCATGCACATGGGTTTTTTGAAATCGGCATGGCGACGAATCGGTGGATTTGATAGTTCCTATGACGGTGTTTACGGGTGGGAGGATTGCGATTTCGGGCGTAGGCTCTTCCTCGACGGGTGTGCGATGGCGTGGCTACCGACCGCTCAAGTAAAGTGTCAAAAGGACGAGAGACATGAAAGTATTCAAGCAAAGGCAGATTTTACACACAATGCGTTCGTTTACGGCCAACTCAAGTGGCGCAATGATGCACTTATTGTGTGGAACAAGTCTTTAGGAAAAATAAATTCGGAGAGATAAACATGGTGAAACACGATCAATCATTAGCTTTTGATGCATGGAAAGACGCTTGCCCAATATGCAAGAAAATTGTAGATGAACCAGAATGGCCCATTATGATTCAATGTGGGTCCATGGACGACATTGAAGTAAAGCGTGGAGAGAAACACCCTCCTTGTTTAGCTTGTGGCAGCGAAGAAATCAAAGAGGAGTTTCTTACGATGCCAACCAAAGACGGTTCGGGGGTCGTACACAGTCGTTTCTTGTCATGTCCTTCCTGCGGAACTGGGCAATATTACGAGGGTGTTGATGCCGTAACAGGCAAAGCAAAAGTCACCTACAAGCACCCGCCCGAGTTGGATCAGCAAAAGATTCGACAAGAAATCGAAGAGCATTTGAAACAAGGAGAACAGAACGAGGAACTTCTTGCAAAGGCGAGGTTTGCAATAGCCTTGGAAGCATTTTACCGACCATTGCAGTATTATTGCCTCGATACAGGATGGGACATATTAGGCTACGGCGTGAGACCACTCGAACGGACAGAAATAATGACCCGATTTTACGAATGGACAAACAAAGAAGCCATGAGCGAGGCAGATGAGTCCGACAATCCATTGCGTAGGGACAAAAAGGTTGCCAAAAAAAGCAAGTGGTGGAAAAATTAAACGACGCACCCATTAAAAGGCTGAAACCCTTGACTTGATTCATGCGCCAAACCAATATCGAAGTTGTCTATGCATTCAAGAACGCAGCCGGAAACGAAGTCGTACTCAAGCACGAAGTACCAGAATCTCAAGTTGTCCACACATACGAATCTCTTGTGGCCTTGGGTGCAAAGATTCTCGAAGCTGATTCCAGCGAGTGAATCGGCATCTTCAATTGATAAAACCTCTTGGCATTGCTATGGCGGGAGTCTTAAATCATGCACTCGTGCCAATGCACGAGGTCCTGACTGACCAAGAAGCCATTCAAGAATTACAGCCTTTCGGCCTGGTAATCGACGGTAAAATCGAAACATCGGCGTTGCCGCTCATCGGCATTGACGATCCTGCTTTGCTTGGTGCTTGCGTTCCAAGGCCAAAAGGAGTATCAGCACGATGGCCGATTGATTCGGTCGTAAGAATCACAAGGCGGTCCGCTTACACAGGCATTAGTTACCATTACCGGTGCGTTTCTGCCGTACCAGTTTATCCAACCATGCGCATGTCTGCAAACGCACTCCACGAGATTGTTTTAGAAGAGGATGATGACTGGACTGGTGACGCCGACATAGATGAAGAGCAACAGCCAGAAGAAAAAAGTCTTGACCAATTACAAACGGAATTGGATGATTTGACACGAATGGAGGATTTAGAATGATACCTGCAAGCCACATAGGAAAGGACAATTACAACATCTTAGGCAATCAAAGAGTCGGTGAGACCCACAGATCTCGAATGAAGAGAGTAAGTCAACTGAAACCAATGAATTACGGTTTGACCAACCCAAACATGGGTTTTGCCATTCTCCCGTCCAGGAGTGGAGCTGTCACTGATTCCGTAGCCTACGGCCTCGCCGGGGGTATCGCTGGAGTATTGCTGGCTAATATGTTAGAAGATGGGGGGATTAAATTGGGAGACTCCAAGGAAGGCCGTACCGCAACTGCGGTAGCCGGCGCAGTTGCTGGTGTTGCTGCCTCAGTTGCTGCCAATTCGACTCGGGCAGAAGAGCCTGCGCCTGTTGTTGAAGATCCCTTTTACCGGGCCATGACAGGTGGAGGCGTTGTATTGTTGGGTCTTCTGGGTGCTGGGCTGGCTGGCCTTGACTGGAGCGAAGTCGCACCATCATTCCAAAAGGGCCCCGCTATTGTCGCAGGAGGCATCGGAGCGATTGTTGGAATTCCCATCTTAGTAGGTGCTTCGCCCGATACAATGACAGCTTTGCATGTCGGCCTCGCCTCCTCGGCTGTAGGTGTCGGCCTCGCTCACAGATTACTTGGTTCCGTCAACTGATACATTCAAACGGTCAAACTCCCTCGCCGTTGACATGGGCGGAGAACAATCCGATTTCAACACGCTTCGAATTTTCACGCTTTTGTTCGTGAACAGTTTCCTAATTGGGGCTGCGGTATCTATTCACCAGCAAGGCTTATGGTTCCCTCAAGAAGAGAACTGGTTCAAGATTGGCGGCCTTTACATGATGGCCGCCACATTTGTCCAGATGGTTAGTTTCATGCTCTACAAAGTATTCTTCCAAGAAAGAATGGAAGACCAAACATACATTCAATCAATGATGACTCAAAGCAGACGCTCGATGAAGAAGATGAATGCTGAACTCCAAAAGTTCCAGATGAGCCTCGAAATGGAAGGACAAAGGCGAGCATTGATGTCAGCCATGAAAGATCAACAAGACAAACTCGATACAGCCCAACCAGCAGAGGACTACGGCGGTGGACTTATCCCTGGACTTGAATCAATGAGGTGATTCGGTGGCATCACTATTTCCAAGCGAAGGGGATAGAGCCATTGAAACAATGGCCCTTGCCTTCCATGAAAAAAATAAATGGGACATGCGTTGGTTTCGCTTACAGTTGATTAGCTATTCTGTTGGTTCATCCGTCCTCACCGCTGCGACATTGTCCGGAGCAGAGTATTTCTTTGATTTTTCCTTGATTGGGTGGCTTTTCAATCTGTGATTTTATACGGTTGAAGCACCTGCGAGTTCCATGACCATCAAGGCGTTCATTGGATTTCCCAAAAAACCGAACAAATCTCCAGGGGCGGCAATCGCCCGTGCTTTCGGAATGAATGAAAAATCAAACACCGTTGAATTCGAGTGGCTTTTCCAAAAGACCAAATTCAGAGTTATGCTTGAGGATCTTCGAGAGCAAATGAAGCCAGACCTTCGAGAGTGGGCTGACGAAGTAGGATGGGGCTACAACTGGGCTATTCAAATAGCGGTCCATGAAAAGAGAGATAGCATCGATTATCTCAAGTGGGTTTCTTTAGTCACCATGCTAATGGAGGCTTACAATCAAACAAATGTGTGGTTTGATGAGGGAACGGATACCCCACAACTCCGTATGAAGCTTGATTCGTTTGCGCCTCTCAAGCACGAATTCAAAGAAGGCGAGTCTGCGGATATTGATGGCAGTGAAGTCGAGAGGTTTCAAGGAGAAGAAGAAGAAGAAGAGGACATGTTTGCCGATGAAGAACCAAAGGGTGAAAAATTGATGAACGGATTCCTCGATACAACACCTGACACCGACACCCAAGGTTTGCCACCTGGTTTGATGGCATTGATTCGAAACGAATTAGGAAAAAGTGAATCGACTAAATCTGAACCGATACCAGAGGAAGTGCAACCCGCTCCTGTCCTGATGCCTGTGAGCCCCAATGATGACGACGATGACTTTGACGACTTCGAGGATTGGGATGACGAGGACGAGGACGAGGACGAGGACGAGGACGAACAACAAGCAGTGACTTGGGATTGAAATGACATTCGAGGTTGCCGTAGCCTACGGCGGTTTCCTGTATTTGAAGCACCTGTGGGACACATGGAAAACACACTCATACGGCTGTTATGGCGTATTTGGTGTCGGAAAAACGACCCTGTCAAGACAACTATCAACCACTGGAGAGCTGGAAGAATTAGATGCCAGTGATTTTGACACCTCAACAACTCATCCTTTCGACCCCGATACGGGAAGGTATTTGCCACCACCTGCCACGAGAAAGCGTATTGCATTGCAGAACACTCAGACATTACGAACTAATAATCGTACTATGATTTCGACTGACATAGGAGGGCATCCCAAATACTTTGATTTATGGTTTGAAGATATGGTTAATCGTCAAGTAGAGGTAGTAATATTTCTCGTGGACCACAGGCACATGAGAAATCCAAAAGACACCATACAGCAGGACATATTCAAGCAATTTGTAGACTGTATCGTGAAAAATGAGTACCCCTTTACGGATAAGAAACTTCTCAAAAAGGCCAGAAATTACCAACCAAAAGTAGTAGGTTTGGTGGCGAACAAAGCGGATGTGTGGTTGGACGATGCGTGGGAACATCATTGGGGCACTTTAAGGATGAACGACCATCCTATTTTTGATCCATTCAAAGTCGACCTGGCGAGGCTTCAAAGCCGCATGATACCGACGATAAAGAGGTCGATGTCTGCGCTTAGAAACTGGCAATGTGAAGCAACAATATGGGATTTACTACAAGCGAAGCATTGAATCGGTTGAAACGCCTCGCAGGTTCATGAACGACGCAAATGAAGCGGTCAGCTATTACGGCCAAGTGAAATTTGATTTTGACAGAGACCCCGATCCAACCAAGCGTCGAAAAAAGAATATTGCAAACGCAAAGAGGATTCTAAAGCCCCGACGAAAGTGGGGATGGTTGCAATATAACGAACCTGGTCAATGCTGTGTCACCGGAATACGGCTCTCTTCATTGGGCCCTGAAGCTTACAACAAACCTCTCCTGCACCCCGACACCTACGACCCTATGGAAAACGGGAAAACTTTGGCTGGTCATTTCTTCACCGATTCTTTGACTGGGCAGCGAGTGGCATTCACAGGACTTTCAAATATCGACAGTGGCTATTCATTGCGTTCTGGCTACTGCCCTGAGTTGTTGATGCTTTATTGGCTTTACAGCCAATGGAAGCAACAACAGCATATGGACTCGATTGGGGAAAGATCACTTTGGCTTTGGAAGAGAAGAAGAATCAAAATGATTCCAATCACCGAACCTCCGAAGAAGGCAAAGAAACCCGCCGTTGTTGAAGTCCTTGACCCGTTCTTCAAGGTATTGCAGGAACATGTAGGCAAGGGTGTTTACATTCAGGAGTTTCCAAACCCTAATACCAATGAAGTTGACTTTTGCGGCATTTATCTGGACTTGAGAATCATGCGCATGATGGAAGCCGAATATGCGGAAGCCTCAAGCGATGGAACCGCTTCGGAGACACAATAGCGGAGTTAATGTTATGGCCGATTCATTCCTTTCAAGAAACGACAAACCTGCACAGTCGAACGGTTTCATACCCTCGACTGCCCCGGCACCGCCGATGGGCAATCCTTACGGACAACAACAACAATATGGAGGCCAGCAATATGATCCACGATATTCACAACAAACCGCTGCGATGATTTTCCAAGAGCTTGGATACCGCGATGGCAATCCCTCTGAAATCGACATATTTTCCGACATAGTTCGTTCGGCATCTCCTGTCGCTCGATTCCTAACTGGGGGTCACAGTGGCATGATTGGATTGCAGGTTTTGGCCCAATTCTTTTCGACCATGATGGATTACAAACTTGTGTCTTTTTTCAAAGACTTCAAACTTTCCATTGTTCAAGATGAGGCGGGTGCAATGCACATAGCACCCGCTCTCGAACAAGATACCGAGCGAGGCAAGGAACTTATTTCGACAACCATGGCAGAAGTTTCTACCGATCTAAATTCTATCACTCAAACCCTTCAAAATGAACTGTTGCAATCGGCAAACCACACGCTTACCTCTCACAGAGAGGCTGCGAAAATCATCGCACAGCAAGGAGGCATTTCACAATTGCTGGACGAAGCTGCCGGAGGCCAAAAGAGGGGGCCAGGAGTCATGTCCTCAGTTATCAATTTTGGACTTCGTACAGCAGGAGTCCCTGTTCCACCAGTTCAACAAGGAGGCATGCCGCCTCCACCTCCAGGCCGGTGATTAAATGGGCGAAAAGAAAGACATTGAAGATATTTTGAACAGCATCGCAAAACCTCAAGGCGAGGAAAACTTGTCTGTTTCTAATTTGATGAATGAATGGTTCAACCCTCGAGCATCGGTCATAAAGCATGTAATTGTTATTCAAATGATTGCATGTTTCATCGTTGGGCTGTTCCTTATCATTACTGCAGGTGATTCCTTAACACCCGATGGGTTGATGCTCGCAGTAATTGGATTCATGGTGTTTGTCGCCGGAGCATTCGGCGTTTATGGAAAACTGTAGGTGTAAAATATGGTATCGACAAATCAGGCAATAAAGATCATAAAAGAAGCAAAAGGCGTAGAAAGGAGTTTAGGCTCATCTTGGTACAAGCCCGTCAAAAATACTGTGACAGGAAACAATGTAATGCAGCATATAATCACCGTTGGAATGCCAGCGCCCAATACTGGATGGGGCGTTGATTCAAATAATGCACTTGTTTCGTTGGGCGTTGGCGTTGTTGGTACAAGTTTAGCTTTTGCCTCCGGACGGAGTTTTCTAAAATCCCAAGATGGCGGGGAAGAAGCCAATAAAAGGCAACGAAGAAGAGGACTGTTGCAGGCCTTTGGGGCGCTTGCCTCATTTGCCATCCTATCGCCAATGAGTTACCAATATCCTTTTGAAAGCACGGCCACGACATCTGGGACGCAAGGTGAGCGACGCTTGGTGGAGGTGGGTTAGTGCAGCGAAACCTTGGTCTCAACGGTTCCGGTCTTGGCGACGCCCACTATGGTACGAACCCCCTCAGTCGAACTCCCGAGCCGGTTATCAAATTCTTGCAACTTTTGGGAATCACAATTGTAGGATCATTTGTGGGTGCAATCCCTCTTGCCATGTTGAGCGAACCGATAGCCAAAGATTTACAACGCCAACTCAACAAGGGCCGCGGCAAAAGAAAGATTCCAATGGACCAGCATGGAATCGCCCGCTACACCGCAATGGTTTTCGAATCTGCAGCAGCAAGTCCGTTCAAGACAGCTGCATACTGGGCCGGCGGAACTTCAATTTTGGTAGGCGCTACCAAAAAGCCTCAACCTAATCCTACGCAAATGGCAGTGGGCGCAGGATTGATGGCATTTTCCGCCAATTTCGCCAACTCCCGACTGAAAGAGAGATTCAAACTGGCTAATTTGCAACTTGATGTGAGCGACGCGTTCCGCGAAATAGACGCAATCACAGGGAACAACGAGGATTGAGTAATATGACTGATTTTCTTAATGTACCATCTTTCGATGTCGGAAACGGCCCTGTAAATTTCAGCAATTTGACTTCTGCACCTGGCGCTCCACCTGCCTCACTTGGCAGATCCCTTGGGAGTGTTGTCGGGAAGCAAGTCAACAAGTTGTCCGGCAATGAAAAACTCGTTTTGCTTCTCGGAACCGGCGTTAGTTTAGGCGGACTTTATGCAGCCTATTCATCTAAGAAACACCGCAGGAAAATGAGTGCAATTGGTTTCTCTGCCTTCCCATTGGCAATCATTTACGCTGGGTTGAATTGAGAGTATAATCATCGCTTCTTGTAAGACGGACGGTTAGCAACGAGGCTGTTGACAATCGATGAATCTGCTGTGACTTCACTAATCTTGTCCTTTGTCAGTTTCTTTGTTTCAGGATTCCAATCTTTGTATAGCATTGTCACATCTTTTACAATTGCACCCTTCGATGATCGTCTATCAACTTGCAAGTGGAGGATTTTCATCGAAGCGTAATCGGAATGGTGCCTCCACTCGTAAAAATATTCATCCGCAGCTTGCATGATTTCTTCTAAATCGGTCGAGATGCATTCCATCCCCCAATTAACTCCTGACCCTGCTGTTTCGCAGTCCGAACGGTGGCAATAAACTGGCATACGATGATTGTATAAAATGTAAATGTCCTTGTAGCGTCGTGTCATTCTTGACCAAAAAGGTGGTTTTCTGAATGTTTTTCTACCGTCAATAAGGGTCTGCATCTCTTTTTCATGAAATCTTTTCAATCTTTTGATTTCTTTTTCGTAGCGGTTCGTGACAATTTGCGTAGCTTTCTGAATCATGATGTCGGTATCAAGTGACATATTTTGTGGTTTCGGTTCTTTATCGTCGTCTATCATTTTCAGTTTCTTTGGTTTATTCATACAGATTCCTCCCTTAATGTAATTACAATGTCGATTCCAAATAGTGTTGTTATCGCTACGCCCATCAGCCCGATGCTCATCACGGACAGGTACATACCTGCCCCCAACAATAGTATGCCGATTCGCCCGAAAATAAGTTTCCGAGAATTCTCAATTGTACGGATCATAATCTCCCCTCCAATCTACCGTCCCAGTCACGAATCTCTCGAGTTGGTACAAGTTCTTTTCCGGAGAATTTGCATTTGGAGCAAGACCCCTTGAACCGTTGAACACCGTCACATTTCTGGTCGCTGCAGACATACACCCTGGACTCATTGGCTCGAGGCTTGAAGAAATCCGTACTAATGCTGGAAACTCCTTCTATGATTGCCCAACGATCCCCAAAGAAATCCTTTTCTTCAATGAGGTCGGATGCGGCCATGGCGAGGGCATTCTTTTCTGCGTCGAAGGGGCCAAAAGCTACACCTGTGCCGAGCAACGGCAAAAGTAATTCATAGCATCTCGCTCCTGATTCATTGCGCCATGAGTGAAACTTTTCCCTGTAATCATGCGCACTATGCTTGCTGCCCATTCGGGTCAAATTTACAGCCCAATAAGAAGTAATTTCCTCATCCTTCATCGTCATCAAATCCTCGTATTTTTTCTCGAAGCGCCAGCATTTGCTTGTAAATATCTTCTTGGGTGAGGTCGTGACTTCTTTTCAAAAAGATTGATCCCAGCCACTCGATTAAAGCGCCGAGGATAAGAAACAGTCCGATTGACTCCCATACTGTGCCTCCTACGGTTAGATTCCATATGGAAGATAAGAAACCAACAGTCATTCCAGCAATCACTTCTGGCCTCATCTTATTCCGTCTCATGCGTCTCACCCTTTTGGTCATTCTTCTTCTGAAACAGGTTCTCTGCCTAATGATTTCAATATTCTATTGGCTTCGCCCTCGGTCAAGAATACGATTGGCTCCCACAATGCTTGACTTTGTTGGTTGTGCCCGCGAACATACAGGTCGTAACGATTCAAAATTCCGGTCACAGTGTTTTGATTCCAAATTAAATTTCCATGCCGAGTTCGAGTTCCGCTTTCAACCAGCATGTTACAAATTGTAGAGACCTTGCACCCCGTAGCCCTCAATTCAAATATCTTTTGAACAACAGGTGCTTCTTGTGAATGTCTTTTCAAAAGTCCCCTTTCAATGCGGTTGCCTGTCGAATCGAAGGTAATTGGGATCTCATACCCATAAGGAACTCCACCGGTCCACCTTCCTGCTCTCCTGGCGGCTTCACTCCCCATTATCACTCGCTCTCTTGTCTGCTCCCTCTCCATTTGAGCGAGAGAAGACATGATATTGATTATGAACCGCCCCATAGGGTTCGAAGTGTCAACTTGCTCTGTTATACAAGAGATGTATGCGTCTCTGTCACCAAGAGTCTCAAAGAACAGAATTGAGTTCCGAAGATTTCTGTTTAGCCGGTCAAGCTTCCAAACATAAACGATATCCCATTCTTTGTTCATCTCTTCCAACATCAATCGATACCCCGGTCTGTTTTCAAACGAACCACCAGAGCCGACATCGGAATAGATCTTCACGAGTTCGTTTCCTTGGAATTCAATTAGTTGTTTACATTGCCTCTCTTGTTCTTCGAGAGAATGACCATCTAATTCTTGGCCGGTGGTGCTTACTCGGGTGTATATTGCGGCTCTCATTCCTCCTCACCTCGAACAGCAATTTCAGCACAAGGCTTGCCTAACATATTCATACAGTATTTGGAGCCAGAAACAGTTGGTCGATTGCAGCCCTTTCTTGCGCACACGCTGTTTGTAAATCTCATTTAATCACTCACCCTTCTAATCCGTACCTGATAAATTAGCTTCGCTTTTACAATCGCCTCTGCTGCTGTCCTTCTGGCGGTCTGTTGTGTGTTTTCTTTTGCGTAAAGTATCCAATCGCCTTTCATGTCCAAACATTCAATCATCCAAATCCCCCCCAAACCTGCATTCATTTTGAGCCACTCCTGTCTCGAATGATGTTGCGTCTGGTTCTCCACTTGTCCAGGCAGACGGGACACATCATAATTCCATTTTGGTTCGGCTTTAGATTCCGATTGATGCACTCAGCGTGTCCGTATTTGCAGTTGTTCATCATTCTTCCTCCACCGAAATATTTCCAACAGCACGGATGTAGTTACGCCAATGTTTCCCTAACGATGCATCTGCGCCGGAGAATCGGATAAGCAAATAGATTACAAATCCAAGAGTCACTAAAGGCCAAATACTCATTCCCCATCACCTTCTTCGATAATTTCAATCCCGTTCCAAACACACTGCAAGATTTCAATTGTCCTTGCTTTACCGCATCGCTTTTGGATGTAGTTCATCATCGAGATCCATTCGGAATGGGATTTTTTCAATGGTTTAGAGGATTTCTTAACAAGGCCAGGTAGTTTGGCGATAGCCTCTGCTTCTTCTAAGGAAAAGATATCTCTTCCCGTCTTGATGGCATAACTGCCATCGGGTTGTTTTTCAACTTCCCATCCACCTTCCTGTGGCCGAAGTGCATCCAAGTGCTTCGTCAACGGTTTAGTGGAAAGATCGTAGAGCTTGAGCAGGAATTCTGTTTGTCGTTTGATTTCCGACACAGGGATTTTAGAAAATTCCAACTGCAAGAATTCCTCTTGGACAGCCCATGCATGTATTTCATAGTCCCCGTCATGCAGGAAGGTGTCGAGAATCGCCTCAAGAATTTTCTCAAGAGACAGTTCAAATCTTTCATCATCGAGCAGCAGATCCGCCCACTCTTGAAGAAAATCGTCATCTTCACACTCCTTCATATGCTCGGCCCAAACCGAGGACAGAAGGAATCGCATTTCATCGTCGTCGTGGCAGAGATCAAAAAGAACCTCAAAAAGAGCCGCTATGGTCGATTCTGCCTGTGAGCTTATCTCCGGCGGTTCTGTCCTCGGAGAGCCAAAATGCATCATAGTGTATCCCAGATAGTAGGTTTGGTGCTGGGCAGGAAAATCGGAGAACAGGGGCGTTTCAGTGGGCTCACCTACCGTGATACGACGATACAGTTCCCCTGCAGCCCTTGTCAACAGGGCATACTCCAGAGCAGTTACGCAATTGTCAAATTGACGACCTGGCCTATTCCACATCTTTCTTTTCCTCCTCGCCAACCAGATGGACCGCTAAACCGAACCGTTCGAGTTCTTCTCGAACTACCATGCGGAGGTCACTCATTACTGCGATACCCAGCATCATGCAGGCCTGCTTGATTTCTGGAGAAAGTGTACCCTCTTTAGCCAATGTGTTCAGTAATGCTTCATGTATGTTTGATTCAAGTTCTGCCAATTTTACATCTCCTATACGGCTTGTATGCTATACACACTTCCGCCCATTAGCAATCAAGCACTTGAACCTTATAACCTTCTTGGAACATGAAGTATTGGGCCACACTCCATGAGTAGCGAAGCCTTCATGTAGGTTGTCCATGTGAAGCAAAGCAGGTGGTCTGTGCATGGTTGTCAGTAGGTTCATGGGAAAAACAGTCCTACATCTTGCACACAATACAACTCGCATACAAGTCATACAACTTATCGCCTTGTTGCATAATCTTCCCTTGTTGCAGGAGTGTTGCAAATGATAGATCCTCAAAAGACCCCGTACATTGCAAAGGTAAACGAAGAGTACCACATTTACGATAGCCCTGATGGCGATGCCAGGTGTGGAGAAAAACCTGCATCTTTTGGCTCCACAATGAATAGGAGTTGGAGGCCGGAATTGAAACATTTAATTCGAATGGATGGCCATGAAGAAATTTACGAAAAGATATTCGGCACCTCCACGATTAAATCAACAACACGCACACCCTTGTGCTTGAAATGTTCCGTAACTGCACAGTCATCGTCGCCATTGTGGTACAAGGTTTTGCAATTGCCATTCGAGAGGGCACCTAATTCGTTAATACAATCGGGCCACGATGTTCGCCTTATCCAAATGCCCAAAGGTTCACTGATAGGATGGGTCGAGCATACTCAGAAACCCAAATACATCGAGAAGGAGGGCCAAACGGTGCAAGGAAGCCAGCATCGTAGTCGTTACGGGGCATGGAGCAGCCCCGGCTATGTCGTGCCTCCATTCAAAGGGTGGACAAAGGCAAAACTCATCAAGGACACCATGTATGTAAGTGAGAAAGACCATGCTGCGCTTATTCGGGAGCTGAGCATGAGAGTAGATAATACAACTGTGGACGAAGCAAGCATGTACATTTATCCTGCAGACGACATTTATTTTATGGCTCAATACACAGACGGTTCATACAAATATGCCGGTGCGTGGACATTTGGACGACCCGACTTCCCGGTAAAACAAATGAGTTATGAAGAGTTTCTTTCATCTGGGTACTGGCACCCAATATCCGATGTATCTGCGGATGAGGAAACAAAGGTGTGCCCTGGATGCCACAATGTTTGTTCACTGCGATCTGTTTCTATGACAACTCTAAAGAATCACCAATGTGTTTACTGTAAGTGGTCTACTGTGCAGCCTCAAAAGCCATCATTGATTCCCAAGGAATAGGGTCGTTAAACCGCAATCTTGGCAAATTTCCAGCACCCCTATACCCTCATGAGGTACTTGGATGATTTCTTCACATCCGCAATCGCATTTCATGGGCTTACCTTCTTCCGGCCACTTCAAACCCTCTTGAACATCAACAGAAGGTCCCCATAGGGACTATCTCCAAACACATTTAGTCCAGCATGGCGGATTATCCCGCCTTGCCCCATTTTGGAAAGCCAGTAATTGCTCCCTTTTTCTCTTACTGCCCCATGTTTGACATCAATTTTCCCAAAATTTTCAAATCCGAATATAGCGACATCAGCTTCCGATTCAATGGTCGTTGGCATCAATCCGTGTTTGTTGTAAAAGGAGATGAATTCCGAGAAGCTCGCCAAACCATCATTGTTCATGTCTACTTCATTCCAGACCCATCGATCTCGAACACCGATTGTCCAGGCTATACAGTTGAATGAGTTTGTGAATCGTTCAACGACTTCCACTGTTAGTTTGGGGAATTCGTTACGATACAGTCTCAACAACTGTGGTCTTGATTTTTTGGTCGTACCTAAATCTTTGACTTCAATCACTTTATTCACCTTCAGGTCGCCAACTCTATCGTGAATCTCATTGCATCGCTCGGACCAAGTGCGTAAATCCCCGTGTTTTTGTCAAGTATTTCGATACAGAGATCCGGAATCTCAAACAATCCAGTCGCTGAAGAGATGATACCTAATGCCAATTCTTCCACCTGCTCCATGAGCAAATTCGGGGGGGAGCTATTGAAGGTGAGGACGGCGTTACTGGTTCCGCCGGCACCTCCCGAATCTTGACTTATTATAGCGGAAAGGAAGGAAGTACCACCACTTCCATCTGGTCCCTCTTCTAACATTATGCCAACATGTTTACCGGGACTCCCATCGTAATCTGTCTGCGACACTGTCGGTTGCAGTTCGCCTGAGTAGAGTTCATGACCTTTCGGATTCAAAGTGATATCGTTTGATGTTGAACGCCCACCACCGCCGACACTATTTCCGATATTCACTTGCATTTGGAATCTGATGCTTCCCCCGAATCCAATATCGCTCATCGCTATAGCGGCTGTCGTTTGGCCGTTAGTCAATGTTTGGACCCCTGGAGTTACTACAGCACCTTGATTATTGATGGGGGTGAGCCTCATACTTTGTACAGTAAAGGACGGCGTCCCTGATTTTGTCGAATCAGATACGCTTCCGGCAACTGCTGTTGAAAACATAAGAGTTCACCCAATTACTGCCCATGTTGAGGAGCTGCCCGAAAGCGTCACGCAGATGAAGGTTTTAGAAAGGTGGTCATTGATTGTATTGTTTGGCAAGCCACTCAAAACCACCCCGTTGGTATTTAGCCCAATTGCTTCACTTGAACCTGTGTTGTTGATGATTGTAAAGTGAGTGCCGACAGCACATCCGTTCGGCAAGGTAACGCCCGAATTAGCATGGTCGAGGTAAATCACTGCGCCACTCTGTCCAGCCGTTAGTGTTGGCTGGGCATTGCCAACCACAACGAGTTGGTTAATCTTGGCTACAAGGTTCGCAGGAGTAACTGCCCTGTTCGTCGCAGTTCCCGTTAAAGTCTCTGCGTCTGTTGCAATTTCGATTATACCTGCGGTAGAGTCAGATGCGGTAGATACAGAGGGTACGAGGTCAAGAATACCTTGAATCGTGTCAATTTTTAGCTTCCCGCTGTCAGACACATCGATATGTACGATCTTGTCTGAGGCGGTAACTGTTACATCGGTTAGGCCAGCAAGTCCCGTATGTAGACCTGCGGGAGTTACTGCCATCGTGTCCACGGTGCCACCGGTGGTTTCAGCTTGTGTTGCAAGTTCAACCTTGCCTTGGAGTGATGTAGTCGCAGCATCTATGTCGCCGCCGCCGCCTGCCCCTGAATATTTACCCATTGAATCAGCTCCCCGTGATGTAAACATGGTCGTTCGTTGTACCTATGATGTAAACAGATGAAGCGTCTGTGCATTTGATTTCAATAGCGGAACCAGCGGCAAGCATGAACCCATAACTTACGGTCACACTGTCGCTGCCTACGAAGATGTTGTTTGAGTTGCTGGCGTCGGCTAACACGACGATACTATCCGTGACTTGGTAAGGAGGTAAAGCCTGGGCTGCCGCAGTAGGAGTAAATGCCACATTGTTCGCAAGCGTGGCCACGAGTGCGGGCGAGACTGTAATTTGAGTTACATCTACGCCATGAATACCAATTCCCGCAGAATTAGTGTCTCGAGTCCCCGCCGCATCGACTGAAACAATAGTGTACAATTGAGTTGATCCGGTAAATTTTCCAGTTTGACCTTTGGAAAGCGAGGAGGTCCCGGTATCGAGGATTATTGATGTAGCCCCAACGGCAAGCGTTGTACCCAAGTTGGTTAGATATCCTGTTCCAGCTTGGTGAACGATTGCGCCGAAAACTGATGCGTCTGCTTGTGCTGTAGTCTGCCCCATCATATTCACCTCAGTAGCCTAATTGGTCCATGCTGTTGCCTCGAGCGTTGGACATGCCCTCTTTTGCAATACGGCGTTTTCTGGCAATTTCAATAAAATCAATATGTACAGAAGATGATGTGTCAGTATTCATTATCTTCAAGCGAATTCTGTGATTGTAGTTTCGGTTGCGGAACAATGCGACTTTGGTATCGATTTGGTCGACTGTCAAATACCACATTCCAGATTGCTCCGGCAGGTTCAGTTCACTCATCGTAGCCATTGTGACTCCTGGAACAGATGCGCCCACCGCACCGTCGTAAATGCTTTCGAACCCACCTTGAGCATATCCATCTAACTGGAGAAAGATTGCTATCTTTCCGGGGACGGCTCCCTCTGTTCCATCGGAGAGCGTGCGAGAGGCTTTAATGAGTACATATTCCAAGTTGCCGGATTCCAATTGATCCAATACAACTTCTGTGGCTTTAGATGTTATAGTCAAGTTCCTTCGGCGTTCTACGATGGCCCGGTTGTCTTGGACTCGGCTGTGCCCCCCTTGGTGCATATCACCTGGGAACAGCATTATGGTGTCCGTGTCAATTACTCCGTCTGTTATGTCTGTTACTCCGTCTGGCAATACATCAACCATTTTCAATTCCCCCGATGGCGTTGTCGTGGATCTATGCCACTCCGCTTCGCTACTTGCTGGGTGGATGTGCCATATAGAAGGTTCATTGTTTGGCTGGTCACATTGTCAGTCAATTTTTTGTAATCATCAAAAGACATTCTGCGTCCCTTTGTTGCTTCTACTGCCTCTTTCCACCCGTTTCTTGGCCCTGTAACACCGTCTGATAGGTCTTTGTAAGCTTGAGTTGGGTCTTGTATGATTTTGTAATTGAATCGCCCAGAACGACGAACCATTTGCTTTACTTCCTCTGTGCTTACCTCAACCAAAGTAAATTTGTTTCCAATAATTACAATGTGGGGATCGTGCAGGTCTTCTTCCGTCGCCTGCAATGTCTCGAAGAAAGGAAGAGTGCCATCATTACCATTAGAACCCGTTAGGAGTCGGTAAGAAGGGTTGGGGCTCAATGCCGAAGTGTCTGATGCATCCAAGAATCCGGATTTATTTAATTGGCCTCCAGCAATGGAGATAGTAGCATCTGTGTTTTTTTCACGGTCAGATGAGAAACGAACGACTGATTCCGGTTGGTAAACTCGAACGGAAGGTGAAATCATTCCTGCGTATTTCACCATTGAGGTCCCATATCCAGATGCACCATGGCCTGAGCCGGTAATTACCTTACTTGTGTCCCCTGCCTCTTCACCACCAGACCTGACACCACCAGAACCTATTGGAGTCCCTCCCATTTGCGCCCCGTAGTTGGTGGAACTTATTGTCGCCTCCGTGGCGTTGTTTAACCCCGACGATGTAATTTCCCCATCCTCACCAATGTATTTTGGGTGTTGCGACAAACCCCATAGAAGTTCGTAAATTACGGTATCGGAGGAAGGGCTTTCAAGTGCAGACATTGTTGTTTTGTCAAGTAAGAATTGTTTGGCGTGGGTTTCGTTTTTGGGAATGAACAGGATTGTGCATTCCGTTCCAACAGGATACAGAGCAGTTCTTACAGTGTCGTCTGTAGTAATTGTTAGCAAACCTGCCGTAGATGATGTTGCGTTCGCTCTGTTGGTGATGATTTGATTTGTGTTGTTGAAACCCTGTTCACCAAGCAACACTTGAATTCCGGCAGGAAATACCTTTGCTACTGTATTGAGTTCAGTCGCTCTTCGATTGTTTTGAGTCATATCTATGGTGATCGAACCTGTGGCGGAGGCAGTCAGTGTGCCTTGTATCCCAATGTGAAAGATGGTCGAGATTGTTTCAGCTTGTTTGATTCGGTAAAGGCCCTCTGAGAGCATTACCAATTCGCCGGTCTTGTAATCTTTGGATGACTCATAGCCACCGCCATAAGGAGGGCGGCCAAAGGGGGATTGCCGAGCAAGTTGGTTAGCATCTTTGCCTTTGGTGAGTTCTTTGATTGCCATTCAGACTACCCCCCTCAGTTCGGGTCATAGTCAGCGCTCATTGAACCAGCGTGCGGAAGACCTTGTGGCTTGATAATCTTGTAGACAAATTTACCACCGTTTGCTTTTCTTGCCTCATCGATATCTCGCTTGTTGAGATGCTTCAACCGAGCTTTGAATCCCTGCAGGTGAATTACAGGGTTGTAGATTGCCTCTCCAGTTGTATTCACCATTCTAAATTGTGGAAGTTGATTTTCACCGCTTTCAATCCAAATTGCGAAGTTTGGGTTGGGATCTTCGTGAGGACTGACTGTGACATCGATGAATCCAGTCTTGTCGTTCTCCGGAGCTTCATCAAGGTGCCACCTGGGTATCCCGGCAGGATGCTTGAGATAGACACGAGGGCTGATGAGCCCGACCATAGTACGAGATGCTGCACCGATGGATTTCAATGCTCCAGACAATGTGACTTCTGCGGTATCGTCGGGAAAACCAACGCCGTCGTAGGTTCCGGACCGTGTAATGAATTTTGGTTGTCCTGTCAAGGAAGGAATCAAACAGTAAAGGTGGTTTCGGTAAGGTTCGAGATCCGCATCTTCGAAATATCCTGAATCGTAGTTATCCGAGATTTCAGTTCCAGCAGTATTTCCACCAGCGGTAACAACCAGGTCAACTGTTAATCCTTCGACAGCGTCAACGACATAAAATTCGCCACGCATCTGGATAACATGCCCAGGTTTCAGTGTGTTCGCTAAAGGATTGTATCCTCGTACAGTCGGTGTTCTTCCAAAATTAACTCTTGCCATTGTATCACTTCCCCCTTGATGTGTATGAATTCAGGGAATATTTTCATCTGTTCTGTAGATAACCTCCAATGGCCAATCCACCCAATCCGGCAACCATCAAAGGCACTAAGCCCGATGTACGGTCGTTGCCGAAGTAAAAAAGAGTACCAATGCCAAGAGCCGTTAGTACGCCTCCTGACACTGTTGAAGCAGTTCCGCTCATGCTACCTGCGAGTTCATGCCTTAGCGGCACCGTGTTGGCGTTTTGAGCCATCGCACGCTCGAAGGTACTGGTCATCAACTTGGCCACCTCAGTTCGTGAATTTCTTCACCGTGTTCTGGGCAGCCTTGGCTGGTGCTGTATTTTGCACCGCTTTGTTCAAGTCGCCCACCACGGGCACTTTGTTGATTGCATTGTTGAGTCCTTTGTTTCCAGTGAGGATCGCAAGTCCAAGAACAAGGCCGAAGCCGGTTGCCATCAAAGTAGCTGTGTTTCGCTGAATGCCGCTCTGGACATAGTTGAAACCGCTTGAGTTGCTGTTAGCACCCAGGGTGCCTCTGAAAGCATCGTTGTTGCCGTAGTTTGCCATGTAGCCTGTTCGACCACCAGCATAACCAAGTCTTGTTCCTCGCCATCCGTCCATTTTGAATCACCATTTTGTGTAAGTTCCACTCACACATGCTCAAAGGAGCAGGTATTGTGAGTGAATCAGAATCAAGCGTGGACTGGCAAAGCGATAGCAATAACCGAGAAGGAAATGCAAGTGCCTGCGGCAAGATCGATGTTTGCCACATCTTCACCGCTTAGTGTGTCCAGAATGAATGAAACTGTATTTCCCTTCATCTTTGTCACTCCACCAACCATGTTTACATCGATTCCGGTTCCGAGAAGAGAAACTCCAGCGGCCCCAGGGGCCATTGTAGCTGCTACGCCGTCTGCGTCTGCTGCGAAAGAGCCCGTAGCGCCAACGATTTGAAATTGTGAGATGTCGTCAACTGTGTCTCCGAAAGTGAAGCTAAGTCGGATTTGATCGCCAGTTTCGTCGTCTGCGTCGTTTGCGCCGACACCCACGGTGCCAGCACCGTAGGACAATGCGAAATCTGCGGTTGTGTAATCATCACCACTAAGTCCAGTTCCGGTTTTTAGAGTGATGCCGCCGTCTGCGTCAAAGAGAGCAGAACCGCCTGCATCGGCGGGAGTTATGCTTGAAATCTCAACTGCACCTGTCATGCAGAGAATTCTTGCCGAGTTGCCCCCAGGGGCGCTGTCCAATCCACCGATGGTGAATGCGTTTGTTAAATCGAGTGCCATACTTGTTCACCTCATTGTGTGTGTGGGGACCAAAAAGGTCTCAAGCAAGCTCCGTTGATGTGACTTGAAGTTGGATCATCTCGTGGTGCTGACCTACGATCATCCCCAAGACTCTCAGAGACTCGCCCTGGAGAGTGCCGGTTCCGAGTGTGCTGCGAAGGTTCCAGTCAACCAATTTTTCTGGTTCAATGACCAATGGTTCTGACATGTAACAGAATGGTTCTTCGAGGACAGAGAGAATCAGGTGAGAGTGGACTGGAGTAGTAATACCAGCGATTGCCCATTGCGATTCAGTGACTCGGATTGGAGAGGTGTTGTACTGCAGTCCGGTGAACATGTAGTATGCCTCCTCCAAAGTTTTGATTGAAATTGCTTTGGAGATCCAGCCGCTTGCAGCGCCAGCTTGTCCAGAGCCAGTATTTGTTGAACCAGCGTCTTGTGGAAGAATCCAGCGACCTTCGGTGTCAAGAAGACCCATTGCGTCTGCTCGGAGAGATGCGGTTCCGTACTCACCTTTTGCGTGGACCCCACGGTTTGAACTGCCCCAGT